TGGGGGCGCGGTGTCCTAACGAAAGGTTCTAAGGTTTTGACCCGCCCCACCCCTATAAATGAGACTTTTTCTCATTTAACTCGATTTTTCGGTAAAACCGCACGAATCCAGTGAAAACCACTGCCATTATTCGTAAATATCTCGAATCGTCGTGCACAATCGCTTATGGAACCCGACTATCTCCTAGATGCCGCCGACTCCCTCGCCGTCTTCCTCGCATGACATGGGTGGCCAGCAATAGCCATCAGGTTCGAGTCATCATCAGTGCCGCCTTGGCTCAGCGGGATGATGTGGTCCACCTCTGTGGCGATCCTCTTCACTCCCTTGCACTCTGAGCACTGGCACATGTAGCCATCTCGCTTGAGGATGCGCTCACGCTTGCGGCGCCACGGCCTGCCACCGCGCCCATTCCCCCATGCTTTGTCCTCTACCTCGTGCTTGGTCACTCCCTTGGCCTTTGGCTTGGTGTGACGCTGAGGGAGGTCAGGCATTGAGGCGCTCCCGATTCGGCGGAGTCCAACCTTGAAGCCTGGCTTGTGCTGGCCTGAGGAATGAGAGCTTGCCACCCTGCCATTCATCAGGATGGAGAGCCAGGAGGCCAGATCGCAGTAGGGGTTCCAGAATCTTTATCGCGCTCTCTACTTCTTCGCTGTATCCGGTTACGTCATCGCGGGCCCAGGCACGACCGGGGTTGATCTCGACGCCAGCAGGAATTGGACGGTTCTTCATGTCGGCTTTCCTTCATCAGACATCCCGATGAGCTTCGCGACCATCAGGGCTTCGGCGAAATCATTTGCGTTGGCATCTCGCCAACGGGATAGCCCGCATACGTGGTAGATCAACTCCCGTCCAGGGAGCGGGCTTTCGGGGCGCTCGATCTTGTAGCGAACCTGGACAATCAGCTTGCCGAACCATCCGCGGCGGACTCGAACAGCAGCTATCTGGGTTTCCCTGGCGGAGCCCATAAACGTCGACATCATCGTTCCCCTGGCGGTGTTGCCAAAAGGCTATTACTGCGTACCGGCTGATGCCCTTGGATTGATGTTCCATCCAGATAGCTGGCAGGCATGGCTTCAGGATCCTCGCCATCTTCGGCGAGAGCTTGGATCAGGAGGTGCAATAGCTGATTGGTCTTGCGCTGCTCATCGAGCAAGTCTCCGAGCAATGGTCGAATGTCGCTGTGAATCCCAGCCTGAAGTCCGTTGTTCAGGACCAAAGCCCTACAGCCAAGGCTTTCTGCCAGCGGCTGGATAGACTCAGATATACGGTCGACCTTCTCCTGGGACAGGGCGAGGCCCGTACTGAGCACCAATAGAGACTTCTGGCTATCGTTCATCATCCACTCCAGATCGCTTCGGCTTAGCAGCCATAGCAGAGGCCGCGCGCTCTACCGCAACACGAGCCCACTTCTTCGCCCATTCTCGTGTCTTGTTGCAGAAGGTGCACTTGGTCATCAGCTGCGCCTTCCCTTAATTGTCTCAAGATACGCATCGTATGAGATGCGCGACTCCATCTCTTCGCCGCAGAGCCTCACCCGCTTGTTAACGAGTGCGAACGTGACCGTGACGGTTGGAACAGGACCATCGTTGCTGACGCTCAACGAAAGCTGGCCAGGGAGCGGCTTCCCGTTGCTGTCACACAAAATCAGGGATGTGCCGGTGTTCTTCAGTAGAAGCGGAGCATCCATCAGTACACCCTCAGAATGTGGGCAAGATTCCCCCGCGCACGACACACAAGGCCGAGCAGGATTGCCAGGACCAGGGTCAGCCAAGGGGAGACAGGATTCAGTCTGTAGCCGTGGAGTGCATCGAGCATCACGCTCAGGGCAAAACACCCACTACCAACGCACAGCAGGTATGCGAGCCAAGACACTCCCCGGCGATACCTCGCGCCTTGCCGGCGGTATGTCGCCAGCCGCATGCAGATAGCGCCGCAAATCATCGCAGCCACCAGAGTCCAAGGGTCAACCATTACGACCTCCAAAGCGGTCCGCTATGAAGCGGAGCCAACCAGGCGTCTTCCCCCCCTGCACCCACTCCAGCAAGCTGGTGCCCACTGCGACGCAGAACAATGCCCCACCAAAGGCGACCAGGCCCGATGTTCTTGCCCACTCCCGCCCGATGAATTCGCCGGCGACGTAGTAGCCAACGATCCAGGACGCAGCGAAGTAACCAAGGCGAGCCCAGGCCGAGATGTCCTTGGCATACACCACGAAGAAGATAGCCCCAGCAAAAGACCCGATCACTGCATTGGCATCAATGCCAGGGATCAACGCAGACGCACCAATACCGACCAAGCCGGCGACTGCTACCGCACCACTCGGCTCGGCCATATTCACGTACTCCAGATGCAGAAAGCCCAGGTCATTGCCTGGGCCTTGTAGTGTGGCTCTCACGAAGAAAAACCCGCCGAAGGGCGGGGATGGCCCCGTGCTATCCTCGCGATTCCTACACCACGAAACAGGACGGACCCATGGCAAACTTCATTGTCACGTTTCAAATCAAGGCCGATGATACCTACCAGTCTCGATATAGTTCTTTTAAAAAGAAAATCAATGAGTTAACCAATTACAAGCACTGGGATGAGACAACCTCTTTCTATTGCTTCGAGTTGGACTACACAGCCCAAAGACTTTGCTCTGAGCTGTACACCGGCAGCGAGTTCAACGCAACCAAAGACATAATGGTGGTTATCGATGTGTCCAATCGAGAGAAGGCCACGAAAGGTCCGATCCAGTACCCCGCGCTGCTGGACTCCTACCTCGGCTTCTAGCTAGGTCCGCTCGGAGCCGAGAATCTGCGACTCAATCTCAGCTACACGATCCTCATATCTGGAAAGTGTCTCTCGGTTGAGTCGCAGATCTTCAGCCAACCTCCGCTCTTGGGCGGCCGCCGAAGCATACATATCCTCAATCTCGGCCAGCTTTTTCTCTTGAGCGATAACGGACTCAACAGCTTGACGGTATTCACTTTTCACGTGCTTCTCCAAGCGCGGTAGCGCGAAAGGCTTGGTCCAGGCTGGGTCTTGTAGTCTGGAGCGGCTCGCGGGACTTGAACCCGCAACATCTGACTTGGAAGGACAGCGCTCTGCCAGTTGAGCTAGAGCCGCGGAATAGGTGCCGGCGAACCCGGCGTCACGCCCGCAGAGCAAGGAGCCGGGGCTTTCGCCTTGATCACCAGTGGTGACCCTTGCTTTCTTCTGCCGCATGCGTGATTTGGAGTGACCGGGGCTGAATCCGACATGGCGGTGAACTGGCCATAACGCCCACTGAACGTTGCCGCCGCGTATCCTCTTAGCGCATCAGCCTGCGCATTCACTCCGTGCCGGGCTTCCACCGGCTCCCACTTCAATTTAACGCCTGCGTGTCCAAGGCGATCCCCAGCCGCGTAGTCGCAACCCGAAGGGATTTGGTAGCAAGGGCTGACTTATGCGCTAGGTGCTGGTTTGTGGCGGCGCGCATGCGTCCTGATTCGGTGGCAGTTTGCACAGACTAGATCGCATTTCGCTATTTCCTCTAACAGCTTTTTCATGCTGTGAGGGCTGGCAACAAGATTCGCAACATTATCAATCTTCAACTCACCTTCGCGGTGATCGAAGTCCATCACGAATGGCGGGAAGCTATGGCCGCAATCGCCGCACGGATGGCTTTTAAGGTCGTCAACCAGCTTTCTAAAATCATCCTTGAGTGCTGACTTTCTGGCTTTCGCCCGTCGCACATACGCCTCTTTATTTCTCTGGTAGTGCAGCTTTGTAGCGAAAGCCTTACAGGCGTTGCATTGGGAATGCCGACGACCTTCACCTCTGAGAGGGAATTGGGCCAATGGTTTTAGGGTGCCGCACTTGGTGCACTCCTTCTCCATCTACCACTTCTCCACCCTGCGTCGAAACAGAAAGCCCCGGCAGATGCCAGGGCTTCAAAGCTGCCAATCCTCAAACGCGCAAGATCAGCAGGATGGGAAAAGTTTGTTGCACGGTTGCGCAAATGTCAAGCCACATCTGCAACCAAAACACCTTCCATTCGAAGAATATTCTCCGATTCAGTCAATGCCTCGTTGATCATTTCGTCCAATGTGCGTTCTACCCCCCTCTTCCACCTCCAATAGGTCGTCCGGTTCAGCCCCTGAGAGTCCCAGGAGTTGATGTCGTAGAAATGCTGAGGAAGGACGATCATGTCGGTGGAGCGCTTTCCATCAACCCCCTTCATCTGCGGGATCGCCCATGCGGTTACGGCTTTCATCACGAACAGTTGCGGAGCATGGCTAGCGATCACCGGGGCCAATGCACTGATAGCTTGGACCTTCTTGCCCTTGTGAGTACTGTACTTGGCCACCAATGCGTTCCAGTGCCGAGGCTTTAGCTGGCTGTGTAGCCTGGCATGCACCCAGCAATCGGCATCGATGCGCTTGATTCCCGAACTGTTAGAGGCCCTGATCAGCCCTGCCAACCCCTCACTTTCGGCGTAACCCGGCTGGTAGAGCTTCTGCCAAGCTTGCTTAGCAGTGTTGTCGATGGTTTCCGCCGCCAGGGCGGAGACGACCGCTGACAGAATGCTGGTGTAGATCATGCTTCCCCCTTAATCAGCCCGTACTCTCGAAGGATTACCCATTGCTGGGATACGTATTCGGCCAGTGTCATGCAGGTTTCGCCTCCTTTCGGAAGGCGGTGGCGACGATCAGGAATTGCACCATGAAGGCAGATGCGCCGAGCACGGGATGCCCACTGAAGATCAGCGCGTAAACGTAAAAAATTGAGGGAAGGAGTTGAATCCAGAAGGTCCGGCGGATTCGCTGGCTGATTTCGTCCTTGACCATGCCGCAGAGCACGCCTATCCAGGCCAGCACGTTCATGATGACGCAGACGTAGAAGGCGAATTGTGACAGCTGCGCTACGCCGGACAGCAGGGAAAGGCTCAGCGTCATGCTAATAATGATCGAGATGGCGGTTTGCATTAGGCGATCCTCTTCTTCAGCTCGCGCACCTTGGCGCGGTAGTGGGCCTTGATGGCCTTCAGGTCTTCTACGGTGTACTTGCGGACGGAGTTGTCCGCCTCCAACTCCTCGACAGCGGCCAGACCGATCCGAGCGATCAGGCCGACCCGGTAATCCACTGCATTGCCGGAGAGATAGCGGTTATCCAGCTTCCGCTGGGCGTGGCAGTTGTTCTCGTTAAAGCGGAGATGCGGCGCGGCTCCGGTCGACCTGTAGTGCCCGGCATCCGTCTGGTTTCCAGACCAATCCAGGGGCAGGCCGCTGGAGATGCAGGCGTGACCGGCGATGCGGTCGCGCCACCGAATGAACTCGTTGAACGCCTGCTGAGCCTCGCGCAGGTGATCCGACCGACTCTTCAACTTCTCCTTCCGAACCCTGACCTCTCGCCTCTCGCGGTCTGCGATTGCCTTCCGCGCCGGCTTGGAGTGTTTGTCCTTGATGGCCAGGGCGCAGGCAGGAGAGCACACGCACTGGCCAAGGCGCTGCGGGATGAACTCTTTGCCGCAGGCTGGGTTCTGGCACTTCCTGGGCTTCGAACTGCGGACGGGAAGCGTCATGCAATGCCCTCCTCTGCTTCCTCGCGCAGTGCGTCAATGGCGTACTGCGGAACGCGATAGCCAAGCCCTTTCAGATACTCAAGCCGGTCTGCGCAGGCCTCTTGATCGGCATCATCGAAGCTATCGCCGTCATGCGGGAGGCCAATCTGCACACGGTCAGACGCACCAACCATCGCCATCACCTTGTGGTGACGCTCCAGGTATTCCTTCACGTATTCAGGCTCGAAAGGAAGCGGGGCAGGAAGCTCCTCCTTGAAAACCACCCTATTGGCAGCCACTTGAGTCACAAAGCCACCGGCTACGCTTTCGTAGACGTAAACATCGCACTGGAAATCATCGCTGCTCCAACGGCAGTAGCTCATGCCTCCACCTCCTTCGCCTTCTGCTGCTCGGGCTGGAAGTCGCCGCGCAGGGGCATGAGATACCGTTCAGGTATGTAGAGCCGGTCTCCTTCATGGAGCACCCACCAAGCTGGCCGAATCACCCGAAAGGTCTGGCCGTCTTCGGCAAACAGATCACCAGGGGCAAGTCGAGACATCAACTCGACTACCACTCCCGCACTGATGCAGCTGGGGATGTCTTGCAGATTAAGAGCGAGATCGCCAGGCTTGAACTTGCTCATGCGAAAGTCCCCATTTGATCAGCCGCCGCCATGGCGTCAGCCTCGGTTTCGAAGTGAGAGGAAAGGACCAGCCTCCAGCAGGCCGCGAACACATCCCGATAGAGAGGCTCAAAGGCCGTATCGTCCATGCTGGCCCAGCTGATCGACTTGGCTTCCTTGCGAACGCCGTCAGGCGTGTGGATCAGGTGGAAGTGCCCGGCCTCGATGGTGATCCACTCCCGGAAAGCCTCTCGGCTCTTCTCGACTGCGGGGAAGCGGTCGGCGCGATCGGCCTCAAGCTTGGCGATGTACGCGGCGACGGCGTTCTGCAATTGGCCAGGGCGGCCATTCAGATCCTCGAAGTACTTGGCCAGCCCACGGATACCGCGCATCTCCTGGCGCGGCACAAGACCACCTTTCGGCTCCCAATACTCCCATGCGAGATCCAGCATGGCGAAGAACTTGCCGTGGAACTTGGCATTGCGCATCCGGGTGAATTTCCCGTGGACGACCTGGCCGGCCTTCCACTTCTGAACGGTTTCGCGATCTGCCTCGGTCGCCGGGACCAGGCCCTGGGCGGTGCGGATGAGAGCGAGTTCAGCCATGGCGCTTTCCCTTCTTCTGCTTGCACTCCCGGCGCTGCTTGCTGATAGGCTTCTGCATTGCATCTTCAATCGACCAACCACGATTTAGCCGGCTGCGCAGAGTGCATTCGGGAATTCCAAGCTGGCCTGCCCACTGAGAAACTGTTTGCCGCCTACCTAGATACTCAACGAAGGTGTTTCTTCTAGTGTTATTCATCTGTTCTAAGGCAGTTGCCCAGCGGCAGTTTTCCTTGAAGTAACCTGCGTCGTTGTCAATTCGATCAAGGGAGGTGGCGTCTGGCCTTTCGCCCATATCAGCCAGGAAGTTGGCGAACGTCATCCACCTTTCACAAACAGTGATTCCCCTGCCTTGGTAGTCGACGTATCGCTTGTTAGAGGGATTCGTACAGCGATCAATCATGTTGCTCCATGAGCTGTACGTTGGAGTTCCGGTCATCCCGTGAGAAAACCGAGAGCAACCGCAACTGGTCGTAGTTCGGTTTCTCATCAGATTTCCTCGGCGCATAATGACTCGGTTACCGCAGTCGCAACGGCAAACCCAATGGGAAGCCTTGCCGGCACAGTGGGAGAATGCTTCAACAACCACCTTGCCCACCCGAAGCCCGATGATGCTTTCAGCGTCCATTGATTTCCTCCAAGTATTCCTGGCAAGAAAGGCACTTCCGAACCCCAGGAACGAGTTCCCGCCGCGCTACCGGGATCTCCTCGCCGCAGTCTTCACATTCGGACAGGCTCTCGCCGACGTACTTGACTCGGGAGTACAGGCGTTCAGCGAGTTCACGCTCGGCGTAATCGTTGGCGATGTCTACGATATCCATGTCACTCGCCCTCCCCTTGCAGGCTCTTCAGTAGTGCCTTGAGCTGGCGATAGCTTTCCATCGACTTGGCGTTCGATTCGCGTTCCTGCTCAACTGCCAGCGCGACGTCCTCGATGCGATCAGACAGGCGCTTCATGTGTTCGGCCATGCCGGCGAGCTCGTTTGCCAGTTCGCCCAACATCTCCAGCGGGGAGGCGGAGCGCTTCGGCTCGGACTGGGTTTCGATCTTCTTCGCGGGCTCGCCCATCTTCGGCTCCTGAGGCTTGGTCTTTTTCTCGACTTGGATTCGTTGGTAGTGGTCAGTACCAGTGCGGCGGATCAGTCCGGAATCGACCAGATCGCGCAGACAGCCCTGGACAATCCGAACGTCCGGCGTGCTTCCGGTCATGTTGCGGAGCGCTGTGAGCACCTGGAACGAACGCCAGGGCTCAGAGATCGGTACGCACTCATAGACCTTCTTAGCGATGCCGGTCTGTCCCTGCATGAGGGACTCCTGTTTTGCGGGCGTCACTGCTCGATCCTCCCTTCAGGCCAAATGCTCTTCACGACCGCGAGCGGGTCGCAGTCCTCCATCAGAATCATCGTGAAGCGCTTGTTGCCTACGATCACGGTCCAGGAGCGCTTCATCACCAGTCCTCCTTCTGCTCAGACTGCTCGCGGTAGTGGCTTGCAAGAGGAACGAATCGGGATTTGCTCCCCTGGAAGGAGGTGAATACGCTGCCGATCTCTCCGTCCCGGTTCTTCCGGATCAGGATTTCGCCGATACCCTTCCTGTCGCTGTTCGGGAAATAGACTTCATCGCGGTACACGAACATGACGATGTCGGCGTCTTGCTCAATGGCGCCGGACTCGCGCAGGTCGCTGAGGACCGGACGCTTGTCGGGGCGAGACTCGCAACCTCGGTTGAGCTGGCAGAGGGGAAGCACAGGACACCCAATCTCCCTTGCCAACAGCTTCATCTGACGCGACATGGTGGTTACGTCATCTACACGCCCCTTGCCATCGCCCTCTACGAGTCCTAGGTAGTCGATGACGATCAGCCCCAGGTCGCCCATGCGATGCTTCTGTCGGCGGGCGATGGACCGTATGCGCGGCATCGTCATTACAGGCACGTCGCTCACGGCGATCTTTGCGTCCCGGAGCTTGAGGACTGCCGCGTTGAGCTCGGTGTAATCTTTGTGAGTGCAGGAACCATCTTTCAGGTTTTGCAGAGAGATGCCTCCGACAGCCGCGATCAGGCGATCCATCAATTGAGCCTTTGTCATCTCAAGGCTGACCACCAGAACAGGCCTTCCCTGCTTGATGGCCACGTCTGCTGCGATATTCATTGCCAGGGTGGTTTTACCCATTGCAGGGCGGCCGGCAATGACAATCATCTGTCCAGACTTCAGGCCTTGCGTGTATTGGTCTAGGTCGGGAATCCCGGTGCTCAAACCGTCCAACATATCGCCTTTCTGCGCTCGGTCATGGCGCTCCTGAAGCACCTCTACGTGGTCGCGCAGAATGTCTCCAACCATTTGGCACTCACCGGTAGTACCGCCCGCATCCAAACCGAGTACAAGGGCCTGAGCCTGAGCGATCTTGTCTTCGATTGAGCAATTCTGATGGGCAACCTCCTCGATCCCGCTGGCCACATCAACTATCTGGCGCGAGATAGCTCGCTCACGAACGATCCGCGCGTACTCTTTGGCATTCGCCACGCTGACGATGTTGGTTAGAATTTCTCCGACGTAAGCCATCGTGCGCGTGTCGTCGCAAAGGAACTCTTTGGCCTCTGCGAGGGTGATGATGTCAATCGGCGTGCCGGCGGACTCGAGATCAAGAATCAGCCGGTACAGGTCTGCGTTGACGCTGTATGCGAACGCATCAGGGGAAAGCTCTTCCGACAGAACGCTGATCAGATGAGGCTGCTTGAGCATGGCGCCAAGCACGCCGTGCTCCGCCTCCAGGCTGTGAAGTTCGATCATGCCTGCTCCTCCAACTGTCGGAACACGGCACGCGAGCAGATCACCTCAAGGCGCGGCATGACATTGGCTCCGCGATACCAGACCTGGCTCAAGCGATTGGCCCGCTCGAACACGGTCTTCCACAGCGGGCTCGCCTGGTGCTTATCGCTCTCGTTCCAGCGCTCAACGATCAGGGCGCGGAGAACCTTGTCGCCGACAACCGAGACAGCCGGCAGGTTCGGGCAAACACGGTGGTACAGGTCAATGATCTTGTCGACCGGAACGCCAGTCTCGCTCACGGAGTTGGTGGCGCTCTTTGCCAGCCATTTGACCAGGAACATGCGCCAGTTCTTCTTGGCCTTCCGGGGATTTGCAGCAGCCCACACGGCAGCCCGTGCGATCTCTGCCTCGACGTCAACCGGGGAGTACGCGTTGGCCCATTTGGTAATCAGGGCCGGTTCGACTTGGAAGTCCTCGCCATCGAACGAAACCCCGTTGGATTTCTTGACCGGAGCGTGATCAGCCCCCTGGGGGGCGGAAATCTGTTCCGAAGGAACAGTTTCAGGGGGTAGATCTTCTTTCTTTGTATAGAGAAGGGAGTGAGCAGTTTTGGTCTCACTCACCTTATCGCCGAGTGAGATCACATTGTCCGAGTGAGATGATTTGGTCTCACTGAGACGTTCTTTCTTCTGCTCATGGAATACCCATTCGCTGTCGGGAGAAACGCCCAGCTCACCGCGGCTTCCCCCGATGCGGAACAGGATGCGCCTCTCCAGCAGATGGCTGATCGCCTTTGACACCACGTCGCGGCGCATGTTGGTCAGCGAGCCAATCTCGTCAGCGGTGAGGCGCTTTGCCTCAACTTGATATCCAATCGTCTGGCGGCATATCGCGAAAAGCACTCGGAACTCGCGGGCAGGCAAATCCACCTTGGCCAGCGATTCCATCAAGCTGTTGTCCATCCGGGTAAACCCCCCGGTGTTGCGTAATGAAACGATATTGCTCATACTCTGTCCGTCCGTTCGTGATGTTCCCTGCGTTCACCGGTTGCAGCCGGCGCACGCAATGAAAGCCGCAGGTACTGCAAGCACAGTCCTGCGGTTTTTCGTTTCCGGTCTTTGGTAAAGCTCGAACCAACCATTTCAGCCGCAGCAGCGGCTAGCTGTTGGTACTCCTCTCGAGAAGCGGCCGGCTCTCCAGACACCCCGCCCATTCCGGCCAGGGCCCGGTCCAGTAGCGCGTTGATGTGCTTGGGACGTCTAGCCATCAGTCCCACTCCAACTGCTCGACACTCTCGACCTCAGAGAGCTTCGACTTCGCCAGGTGCAAGATCGCGGCGATCTCCTTCTCGTTGAAGCACTTCATCTCGTTGCCTACGACCTTCAGGTCCAGCACAGCCAAGATCCGGGCGAACTCCAAGAACTTCTCCGGCTTCATCCGGCTGATCGTCGACTCGTCGCAACCGACTGCATGCGCAACCGGCGCATTTCCAACCGATGCAAGTCGTTGCACGATGAGGCTGTAGTTCTTGCGGGCCCTTGCTTCCTGCTCGGGGTTTAATTGGCTGGCTGTCATGTCAGGCAACCGCCGACAGCACTTCCCACGGGAAAGCCGGACACAGGTCCTCTTTCTTGAATTTCCCGTCGGTCAGAACCTGAGCCCGCTTCGCAACAACAGGAGACATCCCGTGCTTTCCCCGGACCCATCCAGACACAGTGCTTTGGTCAACGCCGAGCTTCGCGGCGGTCTCGTCTTGAGTCCCGAAATGGGCGACGAGCTCTTTGTAGATGGTGGTCATAGCATCCCTCCTTATGGGAATACTCATACGGTAACGCAGGGAATACTCATTTGCAAGGACATGGGAGTGCCCATGATAATTTTCGGATGGAACTCAAAGATCGCATCAAGGCCGCGCGTAAGCACGCCAAACTAACCCAGGCTCAACTAGCTCAGAGAGTCGGCCTGGATCAGACCTCAATTTCCAACCTTGAGCAGGGAAAATCTCAAGGAACGTCCTATATTGCTCAATTGGCGTCCGCCTGTGGGGTGAGTGCGTTATGGCTTGCTGCTGGGCACGGCGAAATGAACAGCAATAAGGAGGCTCTTCCAGGAGCTCCGAGCGAAAAGGACTACGCCTTGATACCTCAGTACACTGCCCGCGGCGAGTGCGGAGACGGGTATTTCAATGATCATGTTGAGACCACCGAGGGCCTTGTCTTCAAGCGGGACTGGCTGAAGCGCGTCAACTCCAAGCCGGAAAACCTCTTTGTCATCTATGCCGATGGCGACAGCATGGAGCCTTACATATTCGAGGGAGATGTGGTCCTCTTTGACACCTCTAAGACAGACCCACAGGACAAGCAGGTCTATGTTATCCGGAGGCCGGATGGCGGCGTGAGCATCAAGCGCCTTAACCAGCAGTTAACAGGAGCGTGGCTAATCCGTAGCGACAATCCAGATAAGTCCGCTTATCCGGATGAGATGGCTAGTGAAAGCTCAGTTCATGAACTTCCAATCATAGGTCGCGTCATATGGCGCGGTGGCGGCATTGGGTAGGAGGTCACTTTGGTTGTGTTCATCGCTTACCTAGCAGCTTCCCTTCTTGACCCCTTAGCGTTCGTTCTTTGCGCGGCTATCGGATTCTTCGTAGGTAACAGAGTCTCGGTGCTGATTTCTGCGTGTGTATATGTTGCTATCACGCTTGCCTTTTCAGGCAGTATCCCTGCCTGGGAGCAGCACCCTACTACTATCCTTCTGGCCAAATCAGCGGCAGGCGCCATTTTCTGCCTGTTTGGCATGGCCGCTAGGAGATTCACCCTAAGACGCCGCAGCTAGAACCTTCCAAAGGAGCCATAAGCCCGCCTAGCGCGGGCTTTTTCATGTCCTCAAGAAAAAATATGGGGAAACTCATTGACAACGAATATGAGCAATCTCATACTCACCTCAACGCCGCAGAACAACGCAGCGCCAGGCCACCGAGCCGACCGCTCTTTAACAACCAGGTATGAGCCAACAGGCGCCAGTAACGCTTCTGCAATCGGGCATCGTTTGCGGAGGTAGGCAAGTGAGACCTGTTGGACGGTACGAAATGCGCAATGCGCTCACCACCGGCTACCGGCGTGAGGGTTTGCGAGAAACACCAAGATTTCTCAGATGCGCTTGGAGACAGGCGCATCGAGGAAATCCAACCGCCCCGGTTCGCGGGGCATAACCAGCTCCAACCCATTTACCCATCCGGGCGCCCTATCGCCCAACCCAGGGCAAACCTAAAAAGGAAACCAGCCATGACCACCATTCCCGATTCGATTCACCCGAGTGAACTTCCTGAAATCGGCCAACCCCTGGCCGATGGAACCTTCTTTGCCCGCCACTGGCTGAATGGCAAGGAATACGCCTACATCGATCTTGGCAATAGCGCAGAGTTCACTGGCGAATGGGGCGAATACGGCCAGGACGTGGGCGGCGCCGTCAGCTACCGAGACGGCGCCTCGAATACGGTCGCCATGGCTGAAGCTGGCAGCCCGATTGCCAAGCAGGCTTTGGAGATCGGAGCCGGCGTATTCATTCCCTCTGCTCTGGAACTGGCTCTTCTGTTCTCCGCCAAACAAGCAGGCGAGCTGCCCGGTTTTTCGGATCGCTGGTACTGGTCGAGTTCGCAGTACTCCGCCAACCGCGCCTTCGGCACGGGCTTCCACGACGGCAACACGAACGACTTAAGCAAGACGTGCGTCCTCCGTGTCCGCCCCGTCCGCAAGATTCTCATCCTTCAGTAGCAAGTCGCGCGCAAGAGAGGAATCCATGCCATCACTTGGCGAGTTCGCAGCGCTGTTCGTTGTGCTGTTTCTGACTATGTATTGGTGAGGTGAGAGATGAGTGAGTGGAAGCCAATCGAGACAGCACCACAAGGAGTACTTGTCTTGATGTGCGACATGAAAGCAAAGGATGTTCGCGGATGGGCATTCGTTGACTGGGTGGTGAACGGAAAATGCTGCGGGAATAGGTTTCATGAGCCTACTCACTGGACGCCCATACCCGAACCACCGCAAGACGCCTGACAGGCAGGAGAACAGAATGAGCGATTTCAAGAACTGGATAGAGGATGTAGATATCGGCAAGTGCGGTAACGGATATTTTGTCCGAATTGATGGATGCGACATCTTTGAAAGTATCAACCAGTACGGATGCAAGGCCCGCAGAAGCCTATCGATCGCTGAGCGTCTTGGTAGTAAGGAAGAAGCTAAAGCATCTGCTATCGAATGGCTGGAGAAACAGCTAGCAAAGGTAAAGGCCACCGCCTAACGCCACCCTTCAATGAGGATGAAGTAAGCGGGCCTGCCAAGGCGGGCGTACGAATAGCGGCGAGCTGTTGTCCTCTCCACCAATGGTGACGCCACTGTTGACGTTTTACCACCGCTTGCCTGGCTGGCATCCAGGCCATCCCCACCCTCCCCCTCTTAGCCCGGCAAGTCCGGGCATTTTTTCGCCTGTATGACGACAGCGAGACAGGACGCTGCCGCATGCACGCGAACGCGAGGTGAGACATGAACATAGCAGCACTAGCCAACCGCAAGCCTCCATCAGCAGAGGATCCGATGGAACTCTGGCTCGCCTCAGACGAGTACGCAAACTGGAAGCTCGATGCTGTGGAGTCGCTGCTCGGCGACTGCGATGTTGATCTGCACAGCAAAGGGTTCTGGTGCAGCAAGTTGAAGGCCGATCTGCTGCGCGAGGAGCTTCACAAGAAACTGATCGATTTGTTGCAGAACGACCGGGAGCGCCTGCTGGCTACGGTGATCATGGCCGTGGCCGACCGCCGTCCATGCGACGCCCTGGCGAACCTGCACAACTTCTTCCCGGAAGGCGATGCAGCCGAAGCGATTAAGGCGCTTGCCGAACCAATCGCAGCAGGCTACGCAGCAGAAGCCCTTGCACAGTATCAGGAACAGAACATGGAGGATGCAGCATGATCAGTGATGAGCAGTTGGCGGAGTTGGCAGATGGCTGCATAGATTCGATTCCGTGCCCCATCTCTGCGCTGTATGAACTGGCTGAGCGACTTATCGCTGCTGAGGCTGATGCTAAGCGGTATCGGTGGCTGCGGGACAAGAACTCAATTCCCGGAGTTGTTTGCACAAACAGCAAGGTAGAGAAGTACTTCAACGAGTACATGATGTGCGGACAGGTGATGGACAAAGCCATCGACGCCGCCATGGAGCGCACGCCATGACAAAGGATGAAATGCGCGAACTCTTCGAGAGAGAGTTAACCATCTACAAGAAGAAGCGCCACAACCATGGTGAAGGCGAATACACAGACTTCCTAACAGTGTGCGTTTTCGAAGGATTCTGCAAAGGAATTGAGATCGGAATGAAGGTAAAGGAGCGCACGCCATGACCATCACCATAGACCTGAAAGAGGCCGCCCAAGTCCTGATCTTCGGCGGCTTTTTTGTGGGCAGCGTGTTCATGTTCGCCGTGGCGTTTGTGGAGGTCGCGGGGCTATGAAGCACGCACCAGTCGATTTACTCCGCAAGGCCATAGAGGCCGCACAGATCCTCAAAAATACGGGCGTCCTGTTCGTGCCCATGCCAGTCCTTAGTCAAGAAGACCATGAGCAGCTAACCAGTGAAATGCTGGCCCGACTGACGAAGCTTGAGGAGCAAGAGGAATGAAAGAGCGGCCAATCCTGTTCAACGACCAGATGGTCCGAGCCATCCTGGAAGGCCGGAAGACGGTCACCCGGCGCATCGCAAAGCCCGTCAAACATCCTGATCTAGGAAACATCTACGCCCCGGGCGCCTTGGTGCTGGAGCACGAGCCTCAGCATGTTTTCGACCGAGCATGCCCCTACGGCCAGCCCGGCGATCGGCTGTGGGTGCGGGAAGCATGGCAAGGGCCTCTGATTTCCGATGAGGAGCAGGCCGCCAACCAGTCATGGTGGAAGGACATGACGAAGTTCCAGGACCAAGCGCACTGCGCCTATCGCGCCAGCGGTGACAACAACGAATACGTCGATCCCGACGGTTACTTCCACTGCAAATGGAAGCCAAGTATCCACATGCCCCGCTGGGCCTCCCGCATCCTGCTGGAGATCACCGCTGTTCGCGTCGAGCGCCTGCAGGACATCAGCGAAGAGCAGGCGTTGGCAGAGGGAGTGCGCGGCGAGCCATGCGACCACGCTCGGCAGGCATGCTCGGACATTGGCTGCTGGGGCGATACCGCCAAGGGCGCATTCGGCTTCCTCTGGGAGCAGTTGAACGGAGCCGGCGCCTGGCAGGCCAACCCCTGGGTCTGGGTCGTCGAGTTCAAGCGGGTGACACCATGAAGGCGCGCATCGAGAAGAAATTGAGCAAGAGGCTGGTGGAGCTTTACCCAGCGCTCTACCGCAGCGCCTGGCGCGACGAAGAACCATCTGAACTCGCATATGAGCAAGGCACCCGAGTTCGGCATGTTCTCTCCGTCGGCGGCGGTGTCGACTACTGGGGCGAAGGACAGGACGCCTACACGGTCTGGCAAGACTGGCTAATGAATTGGGAATGGTACGGGCCGTTCGAGACGTACCCGGAGGGTCATCGTTACGAGTACTTCCCGGATACGGAAGGCTTCAAGCCGACCACTCGCAACCTACTGAAGCTTGCCATCCAGTGTCAGTTGCAGGGAGCGCCGTTGTGAACGCCCCCATCTACTGCCGCACAACAGGCCAGCGCATCGGGCAATGCAACTGCATCCGGTGCCGGCCTCCTGAGGAAACGCCATGCCTGGCGCCTACTACAACGAATTCGACCCATATGCCGCTCAGTGGCTTCGAAACCTGATCGCCGCCGGCCACATAGCACCTGGCGACGTCGACGAACGATCGATCGATCGAGGATGTTCACCCAGATGACCTCAAGCACTACACACAATGCCACTTCTTCGCGGGAATCGGCGTCTGGTCGCTCGCCCTTCGCCGCGCCGGCTGGCCAGATGATCGACCTGTTTGGACCGGTTCCTGTCCTTGCCAACCTTTCTCCTCGGCAGGCGAAGGAGCTGGGTTTGATGACCCGCGTCATCTCTGGCCACATTTTGCCTGGCTCATCCGCCAGCGCCGCCCTGGAGAAGTCCTTGGTGAGCAGGTTGCAAGCAAGGACGCGGAGCCTTGGCTCGACCTTGTACAAGCTGACCTGGAAGCCATGGAGTATGCCTTCGGGGCTGTTGCGTTCCCGTCTGCGGGCGTCGGTGCCCCGCACATCCGAGACCGGACGTACTGGGTGGGGCACGCCGTCGGCAAGGGACTGGAAAAGCGCATCGGCAACCGAAGAATGGCTGGCAGGAAGACTGGAACATTCCAGGGGCAAGCCACTGAGCGAACAGGCGTTCACCCTGGCAGGCTGGCCGACCTGTACAGCGAACGATGCAGAGAAGCGCGGCAAGGTGAGCTATCGGGAGAACGCCCCGAATGGGCTGAATGCGATAGCGACTCTATCAGGCCCGGCCCGGTTAACGGCCTCTGGGCAGATGCTGACTGGATCTTCTGCCGGGATGGAAAGTGGCGGCCAGTTGAACCCGGCACATTCCCGCTGGCTCATGGGGCTCCCTCCCGAGTGGGACGCCTGCGCGCCTACGGAAACGCCATCAATGCTGAAGCGGCGACGCAGTTCATAGCCGCTTACATGGAGACATCATGAACACCCACCTCAAGCGAATCATGCTCTACACCAAGCGCACCCTGCTAGGCGCGATGGTTGCGATCCTGATCGTGTTCAAGGCAATCGATCTCGGCGGCGCAATCACTGGCGAGTCCACCGCAGAACAGCCCATTACGCACTTGTCCGCAGCAGGCCGGTAATCCGGATAACTGCGGCCTCCCCAGCGGGCGGTGGGCGGCATGAAGAAAACACCCGCAGCAGCGGCTTCTAGCGCAACGCTATTCATCCCGCAGGGGTGACGCTGCCGAGTGGCGCCGTAAGCGCCTTCCCTTTCTAACTGGAGCGCAAGATGCTGAAGAACCGATACCGAATCGTTAGCGACGACTATGCCGGTTACGAAGTTCAGATCAAGAGATGGTGGTTTCCCTTCTGGATTCAATGCGGTCTCTGTAACACGCACCTGAACGTTGAAAGAGCAGAAGCATATGCCAGGGCCCATGCGGGCAAAAGGCTCGTAAAGGATCTTGGATTTCTCTAACCCCTCCCTTCACTGGCTGCGCATGCGCGGCGAGGATCACTCATGCATACCCAAAACATGCGGCTATGGGATCAGGTTCAAGCAACTGACCCATCGGCCACCAAGAGCGCAAAAGTCGATGGTCAGCAGATCACGTCGATCAGCGGCCAGCACATGATCATGAAGGCTACCCAGATGTTCGGCCCTGTCGGGATCGGGTGGGGCTGGACGGTCATCGAGGAGCGCTTTGACCAGGGCGGCCCGATCTTCCGTGAAATCAACGATGCTGAAGGCAAGAAGGTCAGCGAACTAATTGGTCACGAAGTCGGGCACACCGTGCGCATCAAACTGTGGTTCGAATTGGACGGCAAGCGCGGAGAGGTAGAGCAATACGGTTGCACGCCGTTCTCCTACCGGTCCAAGTGGGGAATCACCACCGACACCGAGGCGCCGAAAAAATCACTCACGGACGCCGTGAAAAAATCTCTTGCGATGCTCGGGTTCAGTGCGGACATCTTCCTTGGCTTGTTCGACGACCGCGACTATGTGGAAGCACGTCGTGAAGAGGAGCAGATCGCCAAGGCCGAGGACCAGCAGGCCGCAGAAGAGCAGGCGAAGGAAGAGCGCCTCGCCTACATCAAATCGATTATCGAGACGATGCAAGGCGCCCAGTCCCAGTACGAGCTCAAGAAGATCCACGACGTTGCCGTGCGCAAGCTCACTGCGCGCAAAGACGATAGTGGCGTCAAGCGCATTGCTCGCGAATTCTCCGAGCAGATCAAGCGATTCACCGAGGAGAAGGCGGCATGACCCAACTCTACAAGCTAACCGAGCAGTTTCTCGAACTTGCAGCCCTGGCAGAAACGGCTGATGAAGGCATGGCTGTGGCTGTCCGGGACACCATGCAAGCAATCGGGGGAGAGTTCGAAGAAAAAGGAAAGGCCCTGGCAACGGTCGTCCTGAACATGGATACCGACGTCGAAGCGCTCGACCGTGAAATAGAGCGACTGAACGACCGGAAGAGGGCAATCAAGGCTCGCCAGGACTCGATGAAGGAATACCTGCGGGAAAACATGGAAGCAGCCGGCATCAAGAAGATCAGTTGCCCCCTCTTTTCCATCACCTGCGTTGAGGGGCGAGAGATCGCCGTGATCGACGACGAAAAGAAGCTGCCCGACGAACTGGTCAAGGTGAAGGTCGAAACCAGTCCTGACAAGAATGCAATCGCGCGGGCTTTGAAAGACGGCAAGGACGTACCCGGCGCTCATCTGGAGCGGGCGAAGTCTTCAATCAGGATCAAGTGAGGCCGATATGCGAACCGTACTCAAAGCCACATGCGGCAAACATTCCAAGGAAATCCCGGTTGAGCAGATCACCCACTTCGTCGCCGAGGATAAGTACGTCATCGCGTACTACGCGGATGGATTCCTGCTGCTGCGCGACACGATCAGGGAACTGGAATCAGAGTTCTCCGCCGACTTCATCCGCACCCACCGGAAAGCCCTGGTTCGCCGGTCTCTGATCAGCAGGTTCAAGCGCCGGCCAGACGACACCCAGGCCGGCGAAGTGCTGCTGCTCGGAACCGAGAACTGGATTCCAGTCAGCCGCAGCCACTCGGCACAGATCAAGTCGGCGATGGGTGCATGAGGGCCATGTCATGTACATCAAGAAAGACGTCATCGAGGTCATCAAGTACGCGGCGATGATGGCGGCCTGCTCTCGCCAGTCCTGGGAAATCTACCCCATGAACCAGGGCTACAAGGCCATGCCCTTCCGTGGCGACTATCACCGCGTTGTCGAAGTCTGCCATCCCTGAACCATTCCTAATGCCTGACGCTGCAATGCGGCGCGGCTGACTATTGCCTGGAGAACGTCATGAGGCTGACCAGCATTCCACGCAACAAGAGCATCAACCTGCGTCAAAAACGTTTCGAGCGCCGCCGTCGCCTGTATGCACGAAAGAGTCACTGGGAGCTATTCGGCGGGCCTCTAGGGGGGGGCGTGGCTATGTACGCCTGGAACCCTGAAGTTCAGCATTCCGGGGTGGAGCGGCTACTACGACGGCGAAAACAAGTGGGTGGAAGCATGAACACTCACGAATTCATCAAGAAGCAGGTAGACCAGCAGTTGCAGCGCGACGGGTTCCCTTCGGGAATCTGCATGGTCATCGCCGACGAGGCGCTTGATTACTACAAGCGCAAGCAGACCTTCCCCAAAGGTGCCTTCAACGAGTGCATGGTCTTCGCCCGAAAACGAGCGAAAGAGATGACCGGCAAGAAGAAGTCAGCCTGACCCAACAGGAATAACCCCATGCACCAGCTAACAGCGAATCACCGCCCTGGCGGTGTGACGGTCACCGGCTGGCCCGAAGAAAGCCAGCTCATGACCCCAGACGACATTCTGCTATTCGCGAGAGCGGTGAGGCAGATAGCGATCAACCAAGCCCAGGGCGCCGAGGGCGTTCTGTGCTACCCGGAGGATGAGCCATGCCCTTCGACGACAACGCCGCATACCGCCGCATAAACGCCCTCTGCTCAACCACTGCGCCAGCCCGCTACCTCCACCTCCCAACAGGAATTCACTGGGTCGTCATCGACAGCCTGGGGGAGGTCATTCAGCTCGAAAACATCGAGCGACGGCGCCGACTGATAACCGTTTCTGACCTCGATAGCGAGGCCTGGAGAAAGCTCCCATGACCGAATCAAAGATTTGCACCTGCCCTTCCGGCAACGGCTCCCTCCGCCATCCCTGCCCGGCACATCCGGAGTCGGTAGAGCTGACGGGCGTAGCTGCCAAGCTGACCTTCATCAACGGAAGGCCCGCCATGTGCGGGTGCCAAGTGGAATACAGCAGCGGTGGAGGCGAGTACTCCGACGTGATCTACGTGACGCTGTGTGCCAAGCACTCTGGCAGCGCGATTCTGGACCTGGTGGCGACCAACCGAATCGCTCTGACGCCGGAGTACGAAGGCCAGTGGCACGCGGACCTCTACCTGGATCGGGAGATTCCTCTTGCGAAGGCCGAGGGCGCGACTCCGGCCGAGGCGGTGCTTGCCCTCATGTCGGCAGAGCGCATCGATCCCGAACAGGAATCGGTAGAGCAGGCAGGCGGGGATGAGCGCGTGATTGGCTGGCGTGAACGAATTCTGGCGGCGCATCCCAACAGCGATCCTGGCTTCTGGCCGGACGCACTACTGGTTGAGCACATGGCGGCAGAGATTGCAGACCTGCGAGCCGCCCTGGCGCAACCCTCCCCGACTCCTGAGCTCCCAGAGCGCGGTACGCAACACCGCTTCAGCACCAACGAACAGAACTGCCGGCACGACTTCGCTGGCGTGTGGTGGAACGACAACGGCGAGACCAAAACCGGCCGCGAGTGCCGGCACTGCGGGTTCTTCGTGGCGGACGTGGCCGAGGCGGCGGCCGAGCAGGCGGAGGCGGAGCGGCCGGAGGTTGAGGAAGTCTCCGAGTTTGAGCGTGAAGACATCGCGCGCAGCGCCTTCGAAACGGCGATGGCCGACGGCATCAGCCTTGATTCATTCCTGTCCCTGTCGAACACGCTAGCTGCTCGGTACGAGCGCATCGTCGGGGCGCTGCGGGCGGAGCTGCAAGCTGCTGAGGACCGCGCTGACACTCTCGAACACCGCATGATGGGTATGATGACCCGCCACTTCGCCGAGGCATGGCGCAACCGAGACACGCAGAAGGCGCTCGACGGCTACCTGTCTGCTGGTATCGCGCAGTTGGAGCAGCAGCGCGACGCCGCCCTGTCCGAAGTCGAGCGCCTGCGCCAGTTCGAACGCATCTGCGAAGGGCTGCCGCAAGACGCCATCGATGGTGGCTGGACCGTGCAGGGAATCCGCGCTCATTCCAAGCAGTTGGAGGAGCAACTGAAAGTCGCCCTGGCCAGGGTCGCGGAGCTGGAACGCGGCAAGGTCTACGTCGAGGCCAGGCGATGCGACGAGTGCCAGCATGGCGGGATCAACGATTCCGCCACGGGCGTGGCTGCCTGCCACGAATGCGATTGGGCCGGACCAGAGCCGGAAGAGGACAAGTGCCCTGGTTGCCAGAGGGAGAATTGCATGGCCGCAGCCTGCCCGCAGTGTGGTGCCCGATATGTCCTTGTTGCCAGCGAAGAGATAGCCGCCCCTGTAGCCCAGGCTCAGCAACTCCACGACCTGGACAAGCAGTGCCGCGATGACGTAGCGCGTGCGCTCGGCTTGCGCCCGTCCCAGGAGCGCGGTTTCGCATGGTCCTACCTGCTGGCCTCGATCAAGTCATGCGTGAAGGCGTCCGAGGATGCCGCCCAGGCTCAGCACAGCGTGCCGGAGCGCCTGGAACTTACCGATGATCTGAAGAATATCCTCGGTCGCCCTAACTTCACGTGCACCCACCTCGCGCAGGCGCTACGCCAAATTGGCTTCGTGATTGATCGCAAGGCCGAGGCCGAGCAAGCGGCTTGTCTGCACTGGATGCTAAACCACTACCTTGCCAATGGAGCCAATTGGAAGGTTCATGCAGAGGCAGAACTGAAAGCCGCCGCGCCCGGCAAGGAGGTAGGTCATGAGTGAGGTGAAGCGGTTCGACCACGTGAACCATGCTCACGTTGATGACTGTGAGCACATTGAGAACCCCGAAGGAGCGTGGGTGAAGGCCTCCGACTACGACGCCCTCGCCGCCGAGGCCCAGGCGCTCAGGGAGGAAGTCGCGGCACTGCGCGCAAGGGTGGTGGTTCTACCTGATGCGAGCACGGTGTACGCGGCGCTCGATGCTCGGGAGCGGTTATTCACAAGTCCTGAGAACATTCAGGTAGCGCTGGAAGCTCAATCGCGCCTCAACGGCAAGACGGTCAGCGAGGGGCTGTTGCGAAAATGGCTGGAACTGATGGAGCACGGCGACTACCGCGAAGGCCATTGCATGTGCGGATCGCCCGTTGATTCCCACGGTATCGGAGATGGTCATGCTCCGATAGATGCTGGTGAGTACTACGCAGGCCAAGTGATGGAAGAACTTCGCGCCCTGCTCAACCAGGACAAGGAGAACGGCAATGGCTGAAGAACTGAAACCGTGTCCGTTCTGCGGATGTTCGATGCGCCTGGTGAGCAACCACGACTGGCACCGGATCGTAGGCGATCACTCGGCCGAGTGCGTGTTTCTCGACAGCGAAACCATGATGGTCCCAGACATAGAAGATCAGCGTGAAATCGCCATCGCTGACTGGAACGCCCGAGCAGTCCCCGTAGGTCATGTGGTAGTTCCGAGGGAGTTGCTGGAGCGAATCAGGTCTCAACTCGATCTTCGAGCGGAGTTCGATCCGACATACCCGCCAGAGACTCAGCCGGTGAACGATGACGCTCGCCTGTTCCTGGAACTCCGCGCCCTGCTGAGCGAGCAGGAGGGAGGGAAGCAATGAGCATGGAGTTCATCCGCAAGGCCTATGCCGTTCCATGCAAGCGCGGCGGCCAAGTCATTTACCGAGGGCGTGGCACCGAAGAGCGAGGGACAATCACAAGCGCCAAGGGCGCCCACCTCATGATCAAGCTCGACAGCGAAAGCAAGCCAAGGAAGTTCCACCAGACCTGGGAGTTGCAGTACCTGTCGGAGCAGGCATAGCCACCCATCGCCAACCACTGTACACATATACAGCAATCTGGAAAATGTAGGCTCAACCTACCCGGATTGCATATGCCCTACCAACCACCGCAATACCGCCCGCCTCAGCGGCATGAGATCGCCGGCCTCCGCTACTACCGCACCGCGTCAGCTTACAACTGGCTCGGCGTAGCTATGGCCCATCCTACACGCGCCATTGAGCTTCTGATGGAGCAGTGCGAGCCAGACGTGCTCTCGCCGATGTTCAACATCGAGATCGACGCGATCCTGCGCCAGGCCGACGAGTACGCCCGTACCGGCCAGGTGCTAGAGCGCGAGCAACTGCGCGAAATGCTCATGCACCTGATCGTCAAAGCTGCGGGCGGCTGATACCGATGCCGGAATCCCGGCATCGACACCGCCACCTTCGGCCAGGATGAGACCCGCATTCCAGCTGGGTTTCAGCACAAAAACTGGCCGATTTTGGGCCAGGAGCCCGCCACCCCAAACCAACGAATCCGACCCCCGGAGGACCAACCGTGGACAACGAAAACGAAACCCTGGTCGCAGTGATAGTCATCGTTCTCTTCGTCCTGGGAGTCTTCCGGGTTGTCGGGGACTTCCAGAACCTCTACGAGCAGACAGAACTGAAAGGACAGGAGTTGAGCGGATGGAGCAAGCAGTGAACAGGCGAGAGGTGACATTCCTCTCCGCAGTGGATGCCAGCAGGATCGAGACGCCGAGTAACGTGATCAGCATCGGCAGCAAGGGTGATTGGTACGCCTTTGCCTGCAATCACAAGCGCGTTCTGCGGCTGGAATTTGATGATGTAGACGGATACCTGGGAAGCGATGGTTTTCGGGTGTTCAGCCACATTGACGCCAAGCAGATCCACGACTTCGTGAACGAGTGTGGTGATGAACCGATCATCGTTCACTGCCAAGCAGGCATGAGCCGATCCGCTGCGGTCGCCAAGTTCCTGGCCGACAAGCGCGGCTACACCTTGAACCTGTCGAAGCCTTGCTTAGGCACTACGCAATTCTACAACCGCCACGTCTACGGAACGTTGAACCTCAACGACGCCGAAAGCATGAGCGCCTATTACGCAGAGATGGAGCTAGCCGACCGGCTGCGCGGCCATCCAAAGGAGTCCTGATCATGCCTGAGCTTAGACCATGCCCCTATTGCCGAGGCTATGACCTAGAGCGTCGCTGGTGTCACGTTTGCAATGGCCGTGGCGTCGTCGATGTCAAGGCTCAACAGCGAGAGCGCGCAGAGATTGTAAAGGCGCTGCGCGAAGCCGGAATTGAAGCGAGGGACTGACCATGCATGACATGAGAGAAGAGTTTGAAGCGTGGGCTTCCAGTCATTTCGTAGACGTAGGAAGCGGCAATCCGCTCAAGAAAGGACCTAACGGTCACTATGGCTTCTATGTCGTGGCAACGGCATGGAAAGCCTGGCAAGCCAGCCGCGCGGCTCTGAAGGTGGAGTTGCCGGAGCGTGCTGTTCTACCTGAATACACCGAGCACAGGCTTCTCTACTGCGAGCGCACAGGCTTCAACGACTGCCTTGAGCGCGTGAAAGAAGCCCTCCAGCAAGCCGGAATCGAGGTGGCGCCATGACCTTACACATTCACGCCCCAGAAGGCGATTACGTTGCCCAGATCAAGGGGTACGGGTGCCGGCTATGGGAGACAGTAGGCGAGCCATTCAATGAACCGAAAGCTGCCATGTGTGCGGCTGTAAACGCTATGACTGAGCGGCACAAGCGGGCGAGAGTGATTTTCTGCGCGCCTTGGTATGAACCGAACATCGTTATGGAGGCAAAGAAGCCATGACCGACCACGCAGAGCTGCGGAGGCTGTCTGAGGTGGCAACGCCTGGGGAATGGCGAACCGGGGACGGCGACGATTCGCTTCCTGACTGCGTTTTGTCCGGCGAATTCGTTGTCTGCGAGCACGCAGGTGGAGACGTGGATTACATCGCAGCCGCCAACCCCAAGACCGTCCTTGCCCTGCTGGACGAGAACGACAGGCTCAAGGCGGAGAACGAGGTTCTGCGGGGAGCGCTACAGGCCGTAGTGGATGATCCAACCTGGCGCAGCAACGACAACACCCTGTGGCCGAAGATCATCAAAGCAATGAACCCGCAGGGCGCCACTAGCTCTCCCTGAGCTAACCCGGCTGGGCTCCAAATCCTACCAGAAGGCCTGACCGAGCAGTTAACCCCCATATTGCCCGATGCGGGCGCCCTGCCCGGCCAAGCCTCCACGAATTCTACCCGCCAACCCGATGCCGTTGATCGGCCAAGGTCTCGCTATGTCTTTGATTTCAGTTGAGGCGGCCGCCGGCATTCTCGGCGTGAGCCGCAGGACCGCGTACCGCTACGCGGACGAAAAGCTGATCCCGGTGGTCAGGTTCAAAAAGACCATCCGGGTACACAAGGAAAAGCTCGAACAGATGCTTGAAGAGGAAGCCGCTGCTAGCATGCGCGACGCGGTCGGCGTACCGGAGGAAGTATGCCGTACAAGAGAAACGACTCCGCCTACTGGTGGATCTCTTTCAAATCAGCAACAGGAAAGCTTGTTAGACGCTCTTCTGGAACTGCCGACTACTCGGCGGCGAAAGCACTAGAGCAACAGGAGCGCGCGAAAGCGTGGAAGGAAAAGGAAATGGGCGTTAATCCGCCCAGGACCTTTGAGGAGGTGATCATTCCGTACCTGCAACACGCTCGCCAGCATCAGCGCAGCTACGAAACGACCGTGCACCGCATAAAGCCGCTGCGCGAGTATTTTGCCGGACGCGTGGTCAACGATCTAGGGGGCCAGGACATCCGGGGATACGGTTCGCACAGATTGGATGCGGGCGCATCCCCGGCAACCATCAACCGAGAACTCGCCGCACTGTCCGCGGCGATCAACCACTGCAACACAGAACTGGAGTGGGCCCTCCCGAATCCCGTTAAGGGACGGAAGATGCGCGAGGCAGAGGGGCGTGATCGTTGGCTGACAAGGGCAGAGGTCGAGGCCCTGTGCCGAGCCGCGCGCGGGCAGAAGTTTGGCCCGATGCTGGAGGACTTTATCCGCCTGGCCGTCAACACAGGGTGCCGGCGGGAGGAAATGCTTGGCCTGGAGTGGCGCAGGGTCGATTTCGCAAATCGACTGATCTACTTGGAAGCATCCCACACGAAGGCAGGCAAGCGCCGGAGCATCCCGATCAACGAAGGGGCGATGGCAGCACTAAAGCGACGAATGGCATTCAGGTCCGAGACCAGCCCGGAATGCCCCTGGGTCTTTGCGCGCGCTAACGGTGATCGAGTGATATCGCTTTCGGCCGGCTTCAAGCAGGCCTGCCAGGCAGCGAAGATTGCGGACTTTACGATTCACGACCTGCGCCACACCTGCGCGGCATGGCTGGTCAGCGCCGGCGTTCCGCTGGCGGATGTTCGGGATCTGCTCGGACACTCGACAGTCGCGATGACTGAACGATATGCCCACCTTGCTCCGGCCAGAGTAAGGGATGCTGTTGGGGTTCTTGATCAAGTCCGTGAAGGCCGCATTTCACGTTCTGTTCACGCTGATAATCCAGCGCATCTACATGGAGGGCCGCTGAAGCTCGTAAACACTTGATTTAGAAGGTGGTGCGGACGGAGAGACTCGAACTCTCACGCCTTGCGGCGCTGGAACCTAAATCCTGTCTCGCACCTCAGAAGCTCTTATATTACAACAGTTTACGCCGACCGCAATCACTTAAACTGTGCCAATCGTGAAATTCCTTTTCACGTTTTCCATTTCCGTGCTTCACGTTTCCGTCACGGCCAGCATTCAGCGGTCCGACTCATAAGCCGCGACGCCGGTCCCTACCGCCCGCCATTCGTCCTGCGGCATACGCGAATCACAGATGAATACCTCGACTTCGCCGCTTTCCTTCGGCTCCGCCGGCCGGATCGCTGCATGCCGGAGAATCGTCTGCATGTCTGGGACGTAGCTGCTCTCCGAGCCGTGGAATGACCAGATGCCAAACTTCCCTGCTCCACCCACCTGGTGGTCGAGTTTCACCGACCAGCCCTTGAATCGAATGACCAGCATCGCTCTGCTCCGTAGGAAAAGGCCGTAGTCTACTCCTACTGGCATGCTCTGTTGGCAGCCAGCAGTTGGGCCTCATACCCGATCCGCTGCCGCCGCTCGGCCAGCAGCGCGCGGACCTTGGTCTGGAGATCGTCGCCCTTCCGCAGCCCAGCCGCGGCCCAGGCCGGCACCTCGACCGCGGGCGCTCGGCACGGCACAGCAATGGGCACTTCTACGCGCACCGTGCGCGGCTCGGCTTCCTGCCGGCCGGCGCATCCCACCAGCGCGACAATCATCAGCATCAGCACCACCCTCATAGACCCAGCTCCTGATCGATGACCGCCTCGGCGGCCGCACACTGCTCACCGGCGGTTCGCTGACTCAGCAGGCGTTGGGCTCCGGCATACTGCTCCGCGGCCTGCTGCCGTCCCCGATCCACAGCCTGCGCGACATCCCGGGCGCGATGCTCACCAGCCTGACGCAGCGCGGCAATCTGCCCGCCCTGCTCCACTACTGCGGCCTCCAGGCTCCCACGAGCGGAACGGCAGGCAGCCAGATCCGCGCTCGCGGCATCCAACTGCGGCCGGTAGTGCCGCGCGCCGAGCCAGACACCGCCGGCGGTGCCGAGGCCAACCAGCACCAGGGAGGCCAGCGCGACCGATAAAGCGCGGGCGGAGATCACGACAGCACCCCGCCCGCTGCAAGATAGTGCGCTGCCAGGTCATCGAGAGAATGCTCACGCTGGCCGTAACCAGCCCCCGGCAGGCTGGCCCAAATGTTGGAGCACTTCTGCACGGCATCCGCCAAGCGACCGGCCTGTATATCTGCCAGCGCGCGGCGCTCCTTAATCTGCTGCAACGCCACCAGGTCCTGGTTAGCCGGGGTGAAGCCGCCCTTCAGCGCCAGGCTTTCGCGATAGGCATCCCAATACCTCGAGAGAAGCTGATACCTGCCTGCCGCAGTTGAATAAACCTTGTACCGAGGCAGATAGACCTTCAGGCGCGGGTGATCAGCGTACCCATTGAACAGCCCTCCACCGACAACAACGTTGTAGCCGTTGTCGCTACCTCTGATCGTGCTGGTCCCCTCAGACCACGCAAGCATGTCCAGGAACGCAAGAACGTTCCTCCCTCCAGCGGTTTTCTCGGAAACGACTGCCATCGGCGGTCCCTCTCTCAATAGGTGAATGAAATGAAACGGATCGATATCTCCGGGCTTCGCTATGGGCGCCTTTTGGTGGTCGCCTACGACTCTCCCGGGAAAAACGGAGGATCTATCTGGCTCTGCCGGTGCGAGTGCGGAGCCGAGGTAAAGGTGAACTCGTCGAACTTGCGAAGCGGCTCGACACGTTCATGCGGGTGCCTCGCCAGCGAATGGGCTTCAGCGCTTGGCTCAAACAGGGAATTCGTCAGGAAGCGTACAGCCAAAGTCACCGCGCACGGGCACAGCCGTCGAGGGTTGAAAACCCCGGAGTACAGAACCTGGCTAGGCATGAAACGCAGGTGCTACGACGAGAAGTACAAGGACTTCCCTAACTGGGGCGGTCGCGGTATCAAGGTCTGCGAACGTTGGAATCAGTCGTTCGAGGCTTTCCTCAAAGACATGGGGCCTCGGCCTGCTGGGAGGTACAGCATCGATCGAATCGACCCAGACGGTGACTACTGTCCTGAAAACTGCCGATGGGCCACGATCCATCAGCAAGCGTCCGAGAACCAGCGACGCCTGACCGGAGTCGAGATCGACGGCACTCAGTTCGCCAGTATTGCCCAGGCCTGTGCTCACTTCGGAGTCAACGTCTCTACCGCCCACCAGCGCATCAAAGCCGGAATACCGGTCGATATTGCGGTAAGGACCTGCGGGCGGCTCGCCGCTCGGCGGGAAAGGGAGTCTTACCTCCGCAGGGATCGGCGAGGTACTGCGTGACGCGCACCAACAAAAACGCCGGCTCGAGGGCCGGCGTTCGGGAGGATATGCAGCAGTTTCTGCTCGGTGATGGGCATGGCGATTCACTATCCAATGACTAGCATGATTGAAGCGCGTACCATGACGCGCCACGTTTTTAGGAATGGAGAAAGGCAATACGCATGAATAGGACCAAGCTTCCGTTTTCAACCGTCCCGTACATCCTTTTCCTTCTTCTATTCCCAGGAACGATTCTTTATTACGTAGCGACGACAAATGGCCTGATCCCGGCGCTTATTACAGGGTACTTTGGGAAAACATCCGCAGCCGCGCTCGCCGTACTTGCTCCGCTATATCTGTGGACCACGCTCAGAACAGGTCGAATAGCTGTAATTGATCTGACGTATTTTGGATTCCTTCTATTCTTCATCTGCGTCGTGATTCTCAACAGAGAAGAAGAAAGCTATATCTTCACATGGCACATGATTTCAATCGCACAATGCGCAGCAGTTTTTCTTATATGCAAAGGCACTTTCAGAAAAGAGCGATTGCCTGGCATAGCTCTTAAGACCATGTGGATTGCTTCATCCGCATGCATTCTTATATTTACTGTAGACGGTAGGTTTTCACTGAGGGAGCTACCAAGCGAAGTAGACAAGATCCCTGGATACCAGACATTCGCCCTCTGCTATTTACTTCTTTCGGTTGTTCTTATTACAGGATTAAGATCACTGCCAACCAGATGCCTTGCGCATGCTGTAGCGATATCTTGTCTTTACATAAATGGTGCGAGAAGTGAATTCGTAGCATACGCTCTCTTTGCAGCAATCTACGAGTTTTTGTCGTCAAAAAACAAGGGGCTTCCTATATTTGCCCTTATCATAGTTGCAGCAGGATCAGTGGCGACAATTAGCTCGGGCATAGTGGAGATTCCAGATAGCAGAGTAGCGAATCTGCTTGATCTTCAGCATGACAGTTCGAGCAATGAACGGAGCCGGATAGCTTCTGAAGGCCTAAACAAGATAATGGAAAGCCCAATATTAGGAAGCTACGGAAAATATGAAAAAGGCGAGTACATACACAATATTCTTTCAGCATGGTATGACCTGGGGTTATTCGGATTCTTGTTTATACTGATTATTTCAATAGCCCCCGCGGTAGAGCTAGGAATAAATATAGCTCTTGGCAGAGCGCAGACGAATAGAGAAATATCCGCATTCTCAATTCTGGCAGTTACAATAGTGCTTCTTCTTGTTGGGAAATACTTTACATATTTATTACTACCCGCAGCATTAGGCTTATACTCGTCTTCGAAACTTAGAATAGCACAGGTTGAAAAATAGAATAAACCCACTTGCACGCCATAAAATAAAGCCCACATTTAGATGGGCTTTATTAGTCGCAAATTAATAACCAAATTAGCGCGACCCATTCAAACCAACCGAGCGCATATCGCTATTTGTCAGCCAGTCAAAGTCACTCTTACTGTTATTGTAAATCCTCTCAAGGCCTGCATCACTAATGTGATTAGTGTCTGTATAAAGAACGCCCTCGTCACCATAGCTTCTACATTTTGATTCATCACAAAAAGCATTTATAGGGTCTATAAACTTCACGCCAGACCTATCATCTGCCGCTTCTTTCAGCCACAAGACAACATCTTTTCTCGATTTCTCAACCTCATCACGTGAAACCGAGCAGTTTTTGTCAGGGCTAATTCTATAGTGAAGAGAACGTATCACGCAGTTAGGGGCAGAGGTCTTGAATATAGGAACAGGCCCGATTATTAAAACCCTTTCAACTCCTATACTTTTAAGGAAATCTATCGTTTCTCCAACCTTGGAAACAAAACCTCTCTTCACATCAGACAAAGGCGTTTGAGGACCTACACCACCGAGCGAGTAATACCCTCTGCCACTATAAATTGACCAACTTGAAAACAGCACAGCATATTTTGGATTAATATCCTTCAGCATTCTTATGGCATTTTCACGACCATTTTCGCATCGCTCACGCATAGCAACGTCTGGGTTATTTATGCGAACATTGAAAATTGCGGCACAGCCGCCGGAACTTAATGTTGCAATGACTGAATTGGACAAGGACGCATGACGTGCTATTCCACGATATGCGGCATCTGCGTGCGAGTCACCAACTAAAAGACCAATCTCTTTTCCACTAGCTATCGACAAGCACTTTGATGGGCTTTCTGCCAAATGAAGGTTACAATTTCCAGCACTTGATGGAGGCCTTGGAATCTGCGCCTCTGTAAACCCATTACCAACCGATACCGACATATATTTAGAAATATACACTCCCGATACTAGCGCCGGAATACAAAAAGCTACAGCATAAGCTGAATGTTTCCAGCTAGCACCGTGCTTAAGCGACTTCCTCCAATTCAAAACCTTCTTATCAACATAAACGTATGTAATGCATGCAAGAACAAATGCAATCGCAACCATCGACAAATCTAGAGCTATGCTTTTATGCCCAAAGCTATATATCCTTCCAAAAGTCAGCAAAGGCCAGTGCCAAAGATACCAGGCATAAGAAACAAGACCAATCATAACAAAAACTCTAAACGACAGAATTCTTGAGACTAAAATTTTGTGATTGGAAACTCCGCATAGAATTATAAGAGCAGCACCAATAACTGGCACTAAAGCCTTTCCAGCAGGATAAGGACTTTTGCCATTGAAGAAAAAGATCGCATAAAACAGCATAACAACGCCAGCAATTGCAATAATTTCCAACGCCAGCCTGCCTAAACGCTGAGCAAATGGCACAGCAAATGCTATAGCGCCTCCAGCAATGAACTCCCAAGCTCTAAGCGGCATCAAAAAGAACGAATAGTTTTTACCGGCACCATCACCACTAAGCGCTATACAACCATAAAGAGAAACAGCAAAAACACATAAGACAGAAAATACCGAAATGACCGATGCCTTTCTTTGGCCCAACCTTGAGGTTGACACATATAATAAAAAAATCACCACAGGAGCAACTATATAAAACTGCTCCTCAACCGAAAGAGACCACAGATGAAGCAGCGGCTTTGTTTCGGACAGTCCGTCAAAGTATCCTTGCTGGCCTAGGAAATAATGGTTAACGAGCATCAACGCGGAGTAAATTACTTGATCGCCAAACTCATTGATCTCTCTGGGGAGCACAAGTATAAATGGCGCAATCGCAGAGCAAACAAAAAGAACAAGCAGGTAAGGAGGCAAAATCCTCAAAGCCCTTCGCGCCCAGAATTCTCCGAACAAGAATCGGTCATCCTGAATCGATGAAACTATATGTGTAACTATCAAGAATCCGGATATAACAAAAAATATATCAACTCCGACAAATCCTCCATATACCATCGGAACTCCCGCGTGGTATAGCACTACAGCCAAAATTGACAAAGCCCTAAGCCCATCAATGAAAGGCTTGTACCCAGACGATATCCGTATGCCAGAGTTGACATTCATTCCCATTAGATCCCCATGGAGAAAAATGCCGTCGAGTATACGCCGTCTGGTTACGCTAAAAAACCCACCGTGCTACGATGAGTGAGCGCGTCATGGCCAACAGGATCGCCTCGGCTATCGAGGCAGCCGCCTAGCAAATTACGCGCCAAAATGCAAGAGGTTTATAAGTAAAAAGAGGGAGGATAGCTGTGCATTTAAAATTTTCAATCATAGTTATAAAGGCAGTAGGAATTACGGCCTTTATGGCGCTAGTGCTTATTGCAACTTACTACCAAGACATATGAGTGAAACGCCTAATATTGAATCGCCGGAATGTGACCTACTATTCATGCACAGACAATCATGAGGCTACTTAGCGACTGGATAGAGGCCACTTCCGACGATCATATCTAGACCATTCCGTATCTCTTATATCTCCCTGATTCCCGCCCTCCACCCAACGACCGCCCGCTCTCCGGAGGTGAAAGAAGAGGTTGCAGCAACCAGTCCAGGCCGGATAGAAGCAGCGACAACGGCGTACACAATTGGCACCGGGGATTGCCCCCCAAGGCTAGAAAATGCTACCCCGTTGACGCCTGATGCGCAGGCTACCGCCATTGGCTTCTTAGAGTATGGATATCGGAAACTGACGTTGGAAGCCGGCAGAGCCGTTGAAGTTCCGTTAGTGGTAACTGTTACTTCCCCACTCTGCTCCATCTGACGCGTAGGAATGTTCGCATTCTTGGTTGTCGGGTAAAGCAATGATGTTCCGAATGGCCCGTAAACATTGTCAATAATAAGGTAGTTAGAAAGAAGTTCAGACTTGATGCTGTCGTCCGCGAATAGGAAACATTGCATCGCGACAGATGCCATATGGACGTGTACTCCGTCAATGTTTGCGCTAATCGGAAGCGGGCTATTGCGTCCACGCAGGAAAAACACTTTCGTCGACCCCGTGGCGTTCGGCAACTCGAATGTATTGTTTCGCGCGATGATCAGCAATGCTTCGCGCTGAGTGGAACTTGGCGATATATGGACGATGCCAAACGATGCGCCATCGCCATAGCTGATAAATCGATTATTCTCGATGGTGTAGGTGCCACCGTATACTTCCGATCCATAGATCGCTTCGCCGGAAGTGCTGGATACTCCGTAGACAGTGCTGTTACGAACAGTTGCGTCGCGCCCTTGAAGAATTACCCCATTCCGAAACTCGCAGTTGTCGTATGTGATTTTGTCGGCATTCCCGTGCATGTCTCCCGCGCTGATATCCGACGCTAAGTCGATCCCCTCAATGTTCATCCCGTATATCAGGCCGTGACGGTTAGGAACGCAGCACACAGCGTCCATTCCGCCAAGCGCGACAGCGTGCCTGGTTGCTGCCGCATAACCGCCGTAAACCGAGAAGTTATGGCAGTTTGAGATAGTAATCCCATATTCGTCATTGACTGCCGGCGATCTGTTCGGGCTTGAAACCGCATTGATCGAAACGTCAAAGCATCGTTCTACTTCTAGCCCTGTGTAAAGCGTGACATCGCTAGCGTAGTAGTTGGAAACCTTAACTCCATCGCCGAAAACCACCTTGAACGGCGCAATGGAATATGTGTCAGACGGCGAAAAGTGCATCTGATCGACAGACACGCGAACGCCGCGCATGCGGTATACGTCTACCTCGGAGAACAGGTACACCGACGAGCTGTTTCCGTAGATCGTGACAGTGCTACCGCTTACCGAATGGACTTTCCACATCTCGCCAGCGCGATACGGATCGCGATCAGCCAGCCAAGATCCGTTGGCGGGGTTGTACACGATGACCACGTCGCCCGGAGCCAGGTCTGGCGCAGCGGCAAATGTCAGCGTGCGAGCGCCTTTAACCACGCTCACGGACAGATCGCCGATTTGCACAAGCTCACCCTGCGTCAGCATGCAGCTACCTGGGCCATCTGCGAGGCTGAAATCTACGCGGGTAGCATAGCCATCGCCGGTATACCGAATATCCCGCTCAGCGAGAGTTCCGCGATTCATGACGTAGTGGCCGCCTGGCGCATGCACATGCGGCGCCCCGGAGTTGATTGCCGCCTGATACGCCGCCCAGTCGATACTGTCGGTCAGCGCAGTGGCGTGCGGATAAACCGCCTGCGCCTCGGCGAGCGTAGCGAACCGCTCTGACAACGGGTGATACGCCCCATCTGCGATAGCGCCGTAGTCCTTGACATTGGCGGTGTCGTTCAAGCGGTCGGCTACGGTGCGCTCGCGATAGCCGATCATCCCGGCGCCAGCGCTGGTGGCCAGGGTGTCTTGCAGCGTCCGGTCAACCTGGGCAACCAGGAGGTTCTGGTCCGTCGCCCAGTTCCCGGTCAGATTGACGGGGAACGATGCCGGGCGCTTGACGCTGTAGATGTTGTCCCCGCGCTGGATCAGTTGGGTCGGACGGTCTACGGTCAGCGGTGAGCCGTCGACGTACTCCAGGACGCCTGGCTCGAATCCTTGAGATGCTAGGTAGTCATTTACCTGCTGCTCGACACCGAACCAAGTCTTGCGAGATACCCCGAAGCGGTCAACCCACGAAACGCTTTCGCGATCATTCATCGCATAGTCGAAATTCTTGGCGTTTTTGTACAAGACGCGAGGGTCTTTCGAGCCGAGCGGGAAACCGCTGGTATCGTAGTCCATGCTTTTCTCCAAGCATAAGAAAGCCCGCTCTATGGCGGGATCTGGATTTGCGTGTGCGATCAGTTGGGGGCGCTGGCGTTGTCGTATGTGTAGACGCGCTCGTCGTAGTTCGTCGCGCGAACGGACGCCGCGGTATTGCCGCTGGGATCGATGGAACTGATCAGGGCCGGGTATGGGTTTCCCAGCAGCAGGTGTGGAGGTTCGATCTCCCAAGAAACATCAGGGACGAAATCGATGCTGGGAATGCTCAGCCGGTAGTCGTCGATCCTCGACGCCGGATATCCACCGGAAACCGTTCCGTCTGGGCGCCGCAGGTAGAGCGCTGGCGAGTTCAGCAGTGACCAGTCGAGCGGCTCGCTGGACTCGATCAGGACCGAGTTTCCCGAGGTCACGAACGATTTCAGGTATGCGCTCTGCGCCAGGCCAGGGCCGGGAACATCGCCGGCAAGGGCCACATAATCCCAGAACTCGCTGTTCAGCGCGTCTAGGCCGGTATCGAACGAATACTCAGTTCTCCGGTATCGCTGAGCCATCCGGCGGCGCATTCCGTATCGCCACGCCCTGTTACGGTCTGTCACGCCGACAGCCGTGATCTTCTCGACCTTCCTGCCAACATCGCCGGGCAGGCGGCACTGGACGGTATCTTCGATCCAGCCGTTGGCATTGACGAACTCTACATCGACGCCGTCGTAGTCGTCCTCAGACGGCGCGCTGATGCTGATCCTCAGTGGACCATCCATGTTCTGCGGCGAGTACATGTGCCCGAATGTGGTCCTTGGCTCGTCTCGGGCCGCAGAGATCACGCCGCGCTTAATGGTCTTCTCCGCATATCCGGCCGCAAGCACGTCATCCATGATCTGCGCGACAGTTACCTTGCCGTCCTCGTAGATCATGTCGAACGTGTCGCCGCGGGCCTTCCAGATTGCGTCCAGCCGATCGAGTTCCTCAAGATCGAGATCCGCATCGGTGTAGCCGCGTTCCTTCGCGATGTAGCAGAGGAATGGGACGATGTCTCGCGTTGCTATCTCGGGTGTCCATGCACCGTTCTGCCGAGTCGGTAGCATGCGGGTAGCCTCTACCGAGACGCGGCTTTCTGTCTGCGCCGCGATACGGTCAGACGACCGATACCTGACGGCCATTGTTGTGACGCCGGCGTAGGACGACGGAGCCTGGAGGCGCGCGCGCATCCCGTACCACTGGGTGCGGTCTCGGTACTCGGATGTTGAGTTGCCGCCCTGGTTGACGAACACTTTTCTGATGCGAAACTCGGGCCGCATCATGTACGGCAGCGGGATGCCGTCCGTAAAACCCTGCTGGTCGAGAGAACTGCCAGCATGGTTCTTGCTGACCGTCGTCCATGCGCCGCCGATGGCCATGTCTCGCCACTGGATGTCGTAATAAGTGCGGATCTGGTAAATCTGCCCTTCCCTGCCTACACCGCAAAGCCCTTCCGGGCAAAATACGTCGATCTCGACGAAGTTGGTCTTCTCCGATACAGGGCACGCCGGGAAGGGACCACGCCAGCCCCCTTCTAGGCTGGTCGGATCAATGGTGACTCGGGACGTAGACGAGTTGAGAGCGGTGAATCCTGGCCAGTCAACATCGACACCACCCGCACTGGTCAGCCGCTCGACGGTGAGTTGCTGCGCGCTGTACGCCGTGATCCGATAGCGCAGCCCACGCGGGCCGATTGCTGCATTTCCGGAGCCGGTCTGCAACGCATTGGCCGGCGAACCGTTGCTGTAGTTGAGCGTCATCGACGTTGAGGTGATGTCGTTCACCAGGTAGAGGCCGCCGTTGGTGCCGACCACCTCGATCTCATCGCCAACATCCAGCCCGAGCTGAGCGATATCCCCCGTCACGACGTCGCGATTCGTCCCGCCGCCATCGTTCACCGAATAGGGGTACATCGCCTCAACCCGCAGGATCGTCCCCGCAACCCAGTCAGAGGGGAACGACCCGGCTCCGGCAGAAATGATGATGTTCGTTCCGGAAAACGTGAACGTAGTTGCCGACGGGTTCGGGGTGAGATTGGAGCTCTCGGTCAGGTCCAGGCCGGCATTACCAGTTGAGCTCGCACCAACTTCCTCAACCAGGTGCCACCAGACCGATGCCGGGTGCCCGCTGACGTTCTGCCCTGGTTCGAAAATCTGGAAAGAGGCATCAGCGCCCAGTGCCAGGAACGACGTGTCACCGATTTTCGCAGCACCTTCGGCGATCTGGAATCGACCACGCCCAATGCACAACAGCATTTCGGTCCACTGCTCACGCGGACCGGCGAAATACTTCCGGGGCGGCAGGATGTAGTCGGGATAAATCAGACGACGGCCAGCGACTTCGCGGATCGCATCGCCGAGCTTGACCTTGTTTCCACGCGCACTGGTTTCAGACAGCGACGCGCCTTGCCCAGGGTTCGTTGGCATGCCAGGCAATTGAGGCATGAGCATCCGAAAAACGGACTGCGCACCTTTGAACAGCGCTGCCGTGATCGTGAACGGATCGGTCCCGCGCGGGAGCTTGTAGATCCTCACAATGTCGCCGCGGTCGATGATGCGCTCGGCCCACTCACCGGGATGGATGAACTCCTCATGGGTCTTTTTCTGCTTGTCGGTCAGGTCACCGCAGAGCGCAACCTCGGCGGGGACGACTCCGATGGAGAACGGGTGAACGTCGTGGCAGCAGTATCCCGGAGAGTTCGCAGTCAGCCACGCATGGATCGTCATCCTGCGGCCGATCGGATGCCGCTCCAGCGGTTCTCCGTCAAGGAGCGATGGGTAGATTTCGATCACGGTAGAAGACCACCTTGGAATATTTGTCGGAGAACTTCTGTAGCGGGGTGAGCGACACCCCGCTCCCCGGATTGATTTCGAGAACCCGCAGGCGTCCATCTACCTCGACCAGCAGGCCTACGTGATCGAGCAGCCGCCCTCTGTAGGCCGCAGCGATGACCCCAGGCCCTGGCTCGCACTGCTCAAGCGCGCGCTGGATCTCCGTATCGCACGCCCGCTGCATCGAAACTGGGGTGAGTCGAGTCACACCGCCGAAGTTGCTCAGCATCGGCAGTCCGAACAGCTCAACCCGCGCTATGAGCGTCAGGCCCCAGCAGTCAATGCACGGCAGGGCCCGCCCGCCCTCGGTATAGATGGCGGTGAGGTATCTGTTCGGCATGGGAATTCCAGGCAATAAAAAACCCGCCGAAGCGGGTTTCTTGGAGTGGCCGACTTAGACCAAAGAGGCGTTTACCAAGTTGAGAAGGAGCAGCCTTTCACTGTTATCGATTGGCCGATTCTCGCGAAGACGCGCTTGAAGCGTCGTCAGGACATACTTCATGTCGAGTGCTTTCTGGCGGGATATGCCATGCAGAATTTGTGAAATGTAATCATATTGAGAAGAATCAGAAAAAGGCTCTTTCTGCATTGTCAGTTCCTCAAGCCAACCCGCTATCAATAAACCGTTGGATTCCTCGCTCCACGATTGATGCTGCGGCAGATGACAACGCCTCAGAAGCTGGAATATCAGGAATCCAGGTTTCTTCAATTACGCGTCCTGTACCGTCACCGTAGTCGATAGCAATCGAAATCTTCAACATACCCTGCCTTGCGCATCCATCCGCTAATCCAGCAGGAGGGTGCAGCGGCCCAAGGACCTGGCCAACCTCATCTGGCGAGAAAATATTCCCGCCACCGCCCGCGTGGCTCTGACAGAAAGACTCCCCGTCAAACTCCACGACCTCCCACCTGTCAGTTGACCTGTTTTGGCGCCAATAGAATCCTTCCCTTGGAATGTTCGAACTCTGCATAACGTCACCTTGCGCTATCGCCTTTGAGATGTGGCAACGCGCAGGCGTTACGCGCTTTCGGGAGCGACCCTAGCCACACCAGCATCCTACTACGGCCAGTACTTCAGGCCAGGGAATTCCGACACGTTGTAGATGTGCCGCAGCGCGGCGGTATTGATGAGGTCGTAGTAGCCGGCCTCCACCTGGACAGTGAGACTTTCGAAGTCAGCCCCCTTCACGCGCATCCGATACGGGCGCTCTGCCGGCGCAGTCAGATCGCTTTCGAGGTAGATTCGCAGGACAAGCGTGACCGGCTCTCCGGCGTCGATGGCCTCGGCAATATACTGCTGAGCAAAGCCAGTCACGTTATCGATCGCAAAGCCAACGTTCTGGTTCCCGCTGTTGTCGCGCTTCGGGATCGAAACGTCGATAGCGCCAGCGATGAATGTCAGTAGCCGTCCGTCTTCTGTCATGCAGGTCAGGTCTTTGAACCCCTGACAGATGAGGATCGGATCGGGCCTGGAGGGCCGAGTAATCTCGATCGTTGCAATCGGAAGATCCGGCCCATCCGATGCATAGAACCGTTCAAGAGCCGTCGCCATGTCGAGGCCACTCCCTGTTCATCGCGATGTCGAAGATGTCAGCGAGGAGAATGTACTCGGGCAGAATCTCGGCCCACCCAGGATCGATGATGGGTCGCTCACGAAGTTCCAGTGTGGCGGTGAAATCCCAGAGCGAGATACTGCCGCTGACCAGCTTTGGACCGTCATAGATGTCGGTGAATCTGGCGGCATACGCACGCAAACCATCAGGAGTCTCCGGCGTCTTTAGCGGGCATTCGAACCAGTGGTAACCATCTACTAGAACATCACGAAACCATGCCTCAAACAGCATTGCCTCACTGTCGTTGAGCCTCCACCTGACACTTGCCATCGTTGGAGTAGCGGTGAAGTGGCGCCGCTGCCTCGCCCTGCCTGTTTGCATCTCTGTGCGGGTCAGAGGACTAACAGGAGTAAGCCCATAGCCCTCCCGCTGAGGCGGGCAGATATTTGGGTACTGCTTCATGTCCCGCTCCTGCGAATTCCGAATGCCTGGGCAATCGCCCGTGATGCCGGGCCGTCGCCATTGATGTCAGCCACGAACACTTCCAGGAACTCTTGTCGCCCATCTCTCCGGCGCTCCACCTGGCCTGCACGGGCTTTGTTCTCCACGATGTTGACGGTGGTATTCCCGCTCTGTCCCTGGTTTGACCGAACGTCATCAAGCGTCCTGTCGAGCTTTGCGCTCGTCTCTGCCGTCGTCACCCTCTCGCCCTTCTGGAGTAACCAGGTGCCGGTCTCCGGAACAGCATCAATCCCATCGTGAGCCATGCCAGCAAGGGCGGACGCAGCAACTCCGGCAACCATTGGAGCGGTGATGCCGGCAGCCGAAGCAGCCGCCGCCGGGGCCAACAGCGGGCCTACGATTGGGATTGCAGCGGTGCTCGCAAATGCCGCCAGCTGGGCCTGGAAGGCAGTTGCTTGTGCGTTCGCGATGAGAGTAGAGGCGGCACTAGCCTGGGCAGCTTTCCCGCTCACCAGTTGCACCGCCTGATAGACCAGCCATTGGGCGGCCATCTGCGCAAGCGCGTTGATGATGCTTGTGGCCATCGTCTGCGCAATGTTCTTGAAAACGTCGGCAAGACTCTCGCCGTCCATGATCATCGACGCAATGCCGTCCCCTACAGCGGAAGTGAGACCGTCCAGCGTCTGCGTGGTGAAATCGGCAGCCTGCTGTTGATAATCCGTGGCCGTGTCGCGGTAGTTCTCCCAGGCAGACGTGACGCCATCCAGCCAGTTGCTCTGAGCCTCATCCTGAGCCGCGTAGTACTCATGCTGGATTTCCAGACGCTCAGCGAGAGCCTGGCGCAGAAGGTCAGTTTCTTGGTCGTAGAGTTCCTTGCTGATTTCTGCGCTGTTGAACTGCTTCTGTAGATCGGCAAGCTGTTTGTTGTAATCCTGCTGGATCTCCAGGTCTGCGCGCAGTCGCTCCCTCAGCTTGTCGCCGCTGCCCGATCCGGCCAGATCAATCGCAAATCCTGCCCGAGCAGTTGCGTTCGATTCATTGAGCGTTGCACGGAAGGCCTGAGCCTTCGCTGCATCCTCGTTCGCCTGCTTCAGTTGCTTCAGGCGGTCAAGCTCTTCTGCCAAGCCATTCAGGCGTTTCTGCTGCTCGGCATTGATTCCAACCAGCTTGCCCGACTCGATTTCGAACTGAAGCTTTGCCACCTCGGTGGCATCCTTGCGCTTGTCGACTTCCGTGTTGATCAGCGCTATCTGCCGCTGATACGACTGCTCAACCGTTTCGTAGGCGCTTTGCAGCTTCTTAGCAGCAGCTTGGGCTTCTTTCCCCGGCGCCTCGAACGTCCCGGTCTTGTTCTTTTTCCTAAGCTCATCGAGGAGCTTGGCTAGCTCTTTCACTCGGCCATTAACGTCACCAGTGCCGGCGTTACCAATGAACTCCAGAACTTCGACGATCTTCTTGCCGGAGCCGACCATGTCTTCGGCGAAAACCGAAGTGCTTGCTTTCACTCCGTCCAGATTCTGAACGAATCTCTTTGCCCACCCAGCCGGCCCGGAGGCGATCTCAAGCCATGTAATCCCCTCAAACGCAGAAGAGGCTACTGCCGCAGCACCGGCAATCGACTTGCCTACAAGCTGGAAGGCTCCAACAGTGGCTACCGCCGCTCCGGCAACGAGCTTCAGCGTGGTGACAAGAAACTCCCCAACGGCGACCATCGATGTCCCATCCTTTGAAACATCGAGTAGCTTCGTGGCGAAGTCGCTCAGCACGGGAATCAGCGCAGACGTAAGTTGGTTCTTGAGTCCCGTGGTGCTCTGCTCTACAAGCCAAGTGGCCGCCTGAAGTTCGCTAGCCGACTTAATCGTCTTCTCGTCGAGAATCGCGCCAGCGGCCTGGGCGGCGTCACCAAAGGTCTTGAATCCTTCAGCGTTATTGCGAAGCAGCGGGAGCAGCGCAGTCGCATCGCTCGCAATAGCCTCAAGATAGAAGGTCATGTCCGACTGGCTGACCTTGGCCTTTTCCAGGCTCGAGACGTACAAGCCAAGGGCCTGGGGGCCGCTCAGATTCCGGAACTGGTCTGCGGTCACGCCAACTTTAGGCGCTACGTTCTCGAAGAAATCGGCAAGCGCGCCACCGCCGGTATTGAGGAAGTCGCCTACCTTGTCGTTAACGTCCTTGAAGATGTCAGCAAGCTTCTCTTGCTCAATGCCAACCAGCTTTGCGCCAGCCGCATACTTCTGAAACTCGGTCGTGCTCGCATTGGCAACGCTAGCAAGGTTTGCGATTTCATTGGCATTGCGGACGGTAGAGACAGTGAGAGCGGCAAGCGCGGTGATGCCTGCCGCAGTGGCAGCGCCAATCGCAGCCCCCACCTTTGCCGCATTTTTCTCGACCTCTTTGCGCCACTTTTCCGACCGGCGCTCGGCGGCATCCATGCCGGCCACGAAGCCGCCAACCTTGGCGATGAGATCAAGCGTAAGCGTCCCTAGGCTGCGTGATGCCATTACCGGGCTCCAATGAAAAAGCCCGGAATGATCCGGGCAAAACGAAGGACTAGGCCCAGGTCTCGAGGGCCTGATCTAGACTGATTACGGGCTCTTCTTCATGCGGCATGAAGTCGTACAACTTGTACGACTCCTTGCCGTGCGTATTGGCGTAGAGCGCGGCGAGCAATGCCGATCCACGCTCTACCCTCATGCCGATATGGAGACTCCCGCGCTTGCTCCGGAACTTGCACCAGCTCAGGAACTCCCGGTAGGTGAGACGCGACTTGGCTTCTGCGATGGTTCTGCCGCCAATCCCGCACATCACCAGCTCATGCCACACCTCATCTAGTTCGCTGAGCTGGTCGTCTTTCCCAGGTTGTTCACCTCGGCGATCACGGTGAGCAGGGCGATGGTCAGGTTTCCATCCAGCGCGCCGCGACCGGGATCGGCCTCGCCGGTGATATCTGCCGGCGTGAATACCGGCTTACCCTCTTCATCCACGATTGACGCGGCTATCCGACCCGCTACGCCATCCACCTTGCCATTCATGGCCAGAAGGTCAGAAACAGCTGTGCTGTACGACAAGGGCCGGACGTACACGGTTGCAGTCAGTTCCTTATCGCCCTGTTTCCAGGTGATCTCTTTCTCGATAGGAGCCCCAGTGAAGGCGCCAGCTTCTTTAAGCGAATCAATCGACAGATGCATGACCACTCCTTAAGCGGATTTGCGAATCCAGGCGGAACCGCCGGAGCGCTGAATGGTTGCGGTAGAGGTCACCACAGCGTTGGCTGCAAAATCGAACGGGAAGTCGCTCACATAGCCGCGGAAGACGAACCAGGTGCGCGTCGGCGGAAGAACGAAATCCCAATCACCGTTGCTGTCCTGTGCCTCGGTTGGTGCAACGCCAATACCGTCAGACCAGCCAACCGCGAAAGCGATGTCCTGATCGATCTGGTCGTCGGACTCGGACAGTTGGTAGAGGCGGATATGGGAACTGTTGCGCGGGTCAGCGTTGAGGGTCAGCGACGCCTGTCCCGGCGTGCGCAGGCCGCGCAGGTAGCGCCGAACAGTTTCGCTAAGGCATGTGGTTTCGATCTGGTCGGCAGGGTTGCCACCGGGGTTGAACGCGGTAGCGCACTCGACCTCCATGACTTCGTAATCACCAGTCGGGCTGCCGCTAGAATCTCTGGACGGAACCAGGGCATAGATCTGGGTTCCTTGAGCCAAAATTGCCATTGTGTTTCTCCTGTGGCGGGCTTCTTGAAGCAAAAACCCGCTCAAGGCGGGTTGGTCGGTATTGGTTGGTCTATCGCTGGACTATCCAGTCGACGTCAAAGCTGACTCGGTAGGTCTTGGTATCAGGGTCAACAGACTCCCCTCCCCAGCGGACTACATAAGCTGAAAGCTCAATTGCGTCCCTGATGGCCTTTGCTGCATCTCTGGCCTCCGCAGCGGTGGCTGAGAAAATGTCCACCTGGATGGTGAAACCATCGGCGTCAGGGCGGCCCCACAGGTAGTTCTCCGGCGACCCCGATATGGTCTGCCATGTTGCATACGGTTTGACGACGAGTTGGGGGGCCAGGCCAAACTGGTACATCCTCAGCGGGGACGCGCCAAGGATCGCGGTAACAGCGGGGCTACTTGAACAGACCTTAAAGATTGGCGGGTACATACTCACCCCTGAGCAGCCTTCTTGGCTGCGCGCTTGATGGCCCTATCGATGCCTTTCTCGTATTCAGATACGAAAGTGCTTGTGACTTCTGCGATGTTGTCTGCCAGAGCGCTTCGCATGAAAGGCTGAGCCCGCATGTCTTCTGTCCCGAACTCAAGAAGTCTCCAGTGCGGCGTCGGGGCATTCGCAGTCTTGTCCGAGCGCTCCCCTTTCTTGGGAAGAACGGCACCATGCAGAACGCCAATTCTGAACCCTAAGTCGCCCGTGCGTTTGAACAGACGACCGTTCCAGCGCAACGCGATATTGTCGGAAATGCTCCTGCCGGTTCCTGGGTCGTCGACTTTCTCCGCACCCTGCTTCGCTGCCTGAACCACGATCATTGCGGCCTTACGTAACGCGGCTCGTCCGCCCCTCCGCTTCACGTCATCCGTAACCGAGTCCAGTTTGCCAAGCAGTGAATCTAGACCGGTGATGCTGAACTCAACGGTATCAGCCATGGACTCTCCGGAACGCAAAGCTGGTGATGCCTTCTCGGCCAAGTTTCGACTCCTGGTCGTTTAGCTCGACACATTCGAAACCTTGACGCTCGCACCATCCGATCAAACCGTGCATCGTGTGGTACCAGATATGCTCACCCGGCTTGTAGTGCTTGGAGGACAGGCAGTCAGCCTGATCCTTATAAATCGGCATCGACACGAACAGCCACTCGCCAACGTGGTCCAGCAGTTTCTCCGGCTCGGGAATGTGCTCCAGGCTGTCCCAGCAGGTCACGGCCTCTGCGTGGTGCTGGTACGGGTCGTAGTAGAGCTCCTGCGCCTTCAGCCAAGCCACCGCTTCCGGATTCACGTCAAAGCCCATGGCGCCGGACTCGGTGACGAAACGGCCTCCGCCGATACCGATATCTACCACCTGTCCGGCAAAGTGACGGCGCACCAGATCGATGCGGCACTGAGTCAGCGCAGCGCCCATCGGGGTAGCGTCAAGCACCTGATACTTCTCGAAATACGGCCCGCTATAGTCCATTGGAGGGCGCGGGTGGAAGCCCATGCCAAGCTCTTCAGACCAGAGCAGGCAGTCGGTCAGCCCAGGCGGCAAAGCGTGCGTCATGATCGGCGATCCTTTTGTCACAGTTGTGCTGTTTCAACGTGCAGCGGCAGAACCTGTCGGGAACCGCGAATGTGATGCGGGACAGGTCCATGCATTTGTCGGTGATGTGTTCCGGCGAGTTGTAGCCGCCCTGCCCGCCACAGATGATCCAGGCCGGCCGCTTTGCGGCGATGGCGGCCGGCACGATCCAGCCAATGCCGCCAATCACTGCGTCGGCGTATTGCAAAAGGGCAAGTAATTTCTCAACCGGCAGTTCACCCTTATGGAACTTGATGTCTGCCGGAGAAAGTGGATCGATCGCCCATTCCTTACCCGGCTCCAAGTCCGCCACGGAAACCACTTTCCAGCCCCTGCGGCGCATCTCTGCGGCAGCTCTTGCGATGTACTCAGGAAGTGGGTTGCGCGTGTCTGCGCGCCACTCAGCGCGAACCGTTGCAGGCCGTACCAGCACATACCGGCCCTCAACCGGCGAAGGCCTGAAGTCCGGCAGGTCGAACTCGCCGGGTTCGCAGCGGAACGCTTGGCGCAAGCCCTGGATGATCGGCATCTGGCCGTAGGCGATTCGGAGCTGGCCGCCACCGAATGGCTTATGCCACTGCGCCGGGCGCTGGACGTTCTTCGCTTGCGTGCGGAGCTGCGTGCTCGGACGCACGCATTTCACATCGATGTCTGCATAGAGCTGGGGCCACGGCGTTTCGAGATAGGCTCCAAGGTGCTTCTTCACGAACGCGCGGGCGTAGATATTGTCACCAAGGCCAAGCATTCCGCGGATGAACAAGATTTCTCTACTCCAGAAACGACGAAGCCCGCGCAGGGCGGGCTTTCCGTTGGGTGGCGTGGGTTAGGTTGCCTGGTGGCAGAGATTTCTTGCGATCTCGTTCAGCATACCGGGCGGAGCGTTCTTGATTATCTCCTCAAGCTCGTTGGCCCTTTCATGTAGCCCGCTGCGTCTCGCTCTGTCTACTGCCAGATGGATGAGGGCCGCATACATATTGCTGGATCTGGCCATCTCGTCGAAGCTTTCGTCGCTCGACTCGACTGGAGCGCGAGCGGCCTTCGCCTCACTTGCCGCACATGCTAGGACTTTTCTTACCACACACGCCGTCAGGCACGAAAACACCTCTGGCCCATGCTGCTCAGTCATCGCAGAGAACGAATTTATGGCCAGCCGTTCGGCATCAGCGGCACAGTTTTCAACAGGCTGAACAATCAACTCCTCAATCAGAGGTGTAACCACACCGTGAGCAGTCAAAGCATTCAGCCTTGATCTCATGTTCTTGGTTCGCCCAACCTTCATTAGCCCGTGAGAAAACCTGACGCAGTACAGAACTGACTGCTTGGAGAATTCACGGGCAACCTTCTGGGCCTCTTGCCATTTGGTCATGCTCATGTTGTTACCTCGCTCATCAGACGAATAGAAACGCAGCGGGGCGGACGGATGAGCGGACATCCGCCGTTCGGCTGTACGGGCCTAGCTGCGTGTTGAGCGCCCTTACGGGCTAAAGGGTTACCGACCGTCCGTCAATCCATCAGAGCAGCGCAGTCTCCATTCACGCCGAGCTGTGACATCGGTTTCCGCGCTGGTGATGTTGTAGACCCGGCCATCCCAGATGGCCCGCCAGGTGTACAGTTCCAACCGCTCAACGGGGAACCACCGACAGTTGATCCTGGCAGTGGTCTCTGCCTGCGTAGCGTCTGCGGCGATGAACTCGCGACCTGGCCCAGTCAGAACCTCTGCGGGCAGGTCAGCGTGACCGGAGAACAGAACCGTCTCCCAGGTCGTCGTCTCTTCTCCCGTGTCAGGGTCTTGTGTGTGGACCTGCCGCTGAAACTGAATGCGGTGGCGCATACGGTAGGCCAGCATTCAAACCCCCAAGCCGCATCGGTACGGCATCAGCTTCACCTCGGCCGCCTTGCGCAGCGTCGCGATTTCATCGGGAGCAGCCTGGTAGCTGGCCTGAAGCAAAAGAAGCACTCCGATGACCACGCTAGGCGGAAGTCCCGGTTCGCTACTGACAGCCTCACTGCTCTCTTCGCAGTTGCAAAGGCCATCAAGGGACTGGCGCCACATGAACTGGCAGGCCTCGTCCTCCGCTCCATCCAGCAGCAACTGGAGCTTGGCGTCATCCCAATCGTGGATCACATCAAGAAAGGACTTTGCTGTATCAAGCGGGATCAGGCTCATTCAGCGCGTCCTCCAGCGGTCTACGCGCGAAACAGGTAAGCGCCGTTTCGCGTGTGCAATTGATGATTTCTATCCCAGGGTTCTTGCGCTTCAGGTTTTCGAACTCTACCGGCCACTCGGATATCTTCCCTGCACTACCCAGCCCTCTGGGGTGATCACCATGCCAGTGAGACATCCCGCCAGTTTTCTGCATGTCGTAGCCGAGAAGGATGATTCGCTTGGCGCCCCTGGCTATGGCCAAAGAAACTGCGCCGCCGCCTGAGTTCCTGTAGTGCTCAATGCGTGCCGTTTTGATGCCGAAGGGATTGGCGCTGAGTGTCAGAAGCTCACCGCAGAAGTTTGCTTTAGCCTCGGCGGCGTATCTCTCCCACCAGACTTTATCCATTGCCCACAGCGCATCAGCCCAGGGAGTCAGTCGGAACGTTGTGTTCGTGCAGATGGCCGCCCTCTGCGGCGAGGAGTTCCGCCACTCTCGGACTCGTTCGCAGTCTTCTGCTGTGAGGCTGGGGCCGCTTGCGAGGCAGACAGCGACTCGCCAGCCACAGGCTTTGGGATCTCTGATTCCACAATCTGGCACAGGCCTCGCGCCACCAACTGGCGAGCCAGGTACTCGGATGCGAGGTATGCATCACCACCAGCCTTTCTCACACGACCGCCATCCAGGTAGGAACGAACCGGCTTGATCATTACGTCAGACATAATCACCTCAAAGAAAGAGGGGCCGGGAGACCGGCCCCTTCCAGTTAGCTGGCGGTCAGCGAACCAGTCACGAAAGCCTCGGGGCGATAGACCGCGAAGGCCAGCCGCTCCTCAGCGCGGATGGTGACCATGTTGTTCTCGAAGTCCTTGTCGTTCTCGGTGGAAACCAGAACCTCGATGTCCATGCGGTCGAAGATCTGGGCGCCGAGAGAGAACGCACCGGTCAGGAACTCGTCCTGAGTGATGGCCTGGGTTTCCACCACCGGCAGACGCCAGAGGGTCGGAGTGGTGCCGTTCTGCGGGCTGCCGATGATGTAACGGTTCTCGGCGTCCTTGGTCAGCTCGATCAGCGCCCAGTCGATGGGGTTGAGCACGATACCGCTGGCCGGGAACTCGGCCAGTTGCGCCTGAAGGATCGCCAGGCGGATGCGGTCGATTCGCTGCTCGGCGGTTACCACTACGCCACTCGGCGGCGCGTAGGCCTGTGCCTGCGGAATGATGCCGTGCAGATTGGCGCCGGTCCCGTTCCCGTAGAGCAGTTGACCTTCTTCGACCAGCATCAGGCCGTAACGAGCGCGCGCATCGATGTAGCTCTGCAAGGCCGAAGCGTCGTCCAGGATCTGGCGACTTGCCTTGAACAGGTGTGCGATGGTGCGAACCGGCGCGTTTTCCAGTTCGAAGGTCAGGTCGGAGTATGGCTTCTGGGTGCCTTCCGAAACAGGAGCGGCATTGTTGACGAAGCCGGTCTCGCGGACGTACTCGACGGAGTTCGACTCAGTGGTGCCAGGCGCAACCAGGTCGCGGATGGTCAGTCGACGCTGCGGAGCGGCAACGACACCGGGGCGACGATCAGGAGCCACCAGGGCGCCGCCAGAGCCGTCGATGGAGGTGATGGCCGAGCGCGGCATGGATACGCGATGCGAGCCGCGCAGGGAGCTGGTTACACCCTGCTCTTTCAGGCTCTCTGCGACCATTTGGCCGGCGGTCTTCGGTGCTTCCTCGCCGCCGTCACGCTTCTCGTTGGCCAGCATGGCTTGTTCCGCGGCGCTCAGTCGTGCTTGCAGTTCGCCCTGGGCAGTCAGCAGTTCGTCGACCTTGGCGCGGGTTTCCTTGTTCATTTCGCCGAAATTGGCGATTTGGGTGTTTACCTGTTCGGCCTGGGACTTGATTTGGTCCCCGACCTGCTTGAGGCTGGCGTTCAGTTCGCCGATTTGTTTTTCGAAGTCGCTCATTGCGATTCTCCTTGGAGGAATTTGGTGATGTCTTGTGCTGCCCGTAGTGCAGCGGAGAGGTCAGGAGCGACAGCGCCAGGCATATCGGTCGGGGTGTCACCACCCCCGCCAGCAGCGCCAAGCATGCTGGTCTTGAAGTCGTTGATGAGTTCATTGCGCTGGCTTCGCGGCATTCCGCTGCGAGCCAGGGCGGCATCCATCCGGCGCTTGGCCAGGATGGCTTCGCTGCGGTTGCTGGGAGCGCTGGAGATCTCGTCGGACTCCAGGAAGGCATCTGCCCACCCTTTGTCGACGGCTTCGCGCCCGCCGATCCAGGTCTCGGCGTCCATCTGTTTCACGATGTCGTCGATGTCGATTTCCGTGCGCTGTGCGTAAATGTCAGCCAGCGTCATGTCGAATGGCTCCAGCCAATCGGCTATCTCACGGAGATCATTCCGATTACCCATGGCGATCAGCCAGGCGTTATGGATCATCAGGAAGGCGGCGCGGCCGATGCGGATTTCATCCCCCGCCATGGCGATGAAAGAGGCGGCAGAGGCAGCCAGGCCGATGATGTTCACCGTGACCTTGCCCTTGTGCTCGCGCAGCAGGTTGTAAATGGCCAGGCCTTCGAATACGTCGCCGCCGGGGCTGTTGATGTTCACGGTCACATCGACATCGTTGCCGATGGAGCGCAGAGCGCCAGCAATGCGTTTTGCCGTGACACCTTCACCGGTCCACCAGTCGTAGCCAATCGGCTCGTAGATGGTGATCGTGGAGTCCGGGTTATCGCCAGAAGCTGCTCGAAGCTCAGGACGCCATGCATCTAGCGCTTTGGGCGCCAGGTCGCACTGGACGCCCGAGCGCGGGCGAGCCTCCGGCGCTGCCGGAAGATTTCGCAGAGTCATGGGTTACTCCTGTGGTTCTGGCTGGCTGAGCCAGTTCATGAGCGCGGCGCGGACGGCCTGGCTCTCGTTAGATTGACCGAGTTGGTCGATTGGAACTAGGTTGGATTGGACGGTGAGAATGTCTCCGCCGGGGAGTTCTGGCAGGTTCTCTTTCCGGCGACCTTCGTTGCGGGTCATGAAACCGTTTTGCGCCATAGTGCTGTACCAGGCAGCGCGACCAGCGCTATCAGCCTTCAGGAACCCCTCAAGTGAGAACTCGGCGTAATAGCGAATCCGCTCGGGCGCAGTTAGCAGCCGCTTGTTGACGCACTGCTGAATCTGATTGGTGATCGAGCTGATCGAGAATGTCAGGAACGCGAGCATCTGCTGTTCAAGCCCTGTCCCCCAGTTGCTCCCCTTGTCGGTCTGGCCGATCATCCAGGGCGGCACCCCGAACCATCTGCAAATCTCGATCACGCCATGCTCTCGCGTCTCCAGCAACTGAGCATCGACCGGATTGATGCCGATGGTTTCAGGGGTAATCCCCTGCTCCAGAACCGGGGATCTTCCGGAGTTCATCGCGCCCGATACGGACTTCACATACTCCCTGAACTCCTCCCGCTGCGCAGGCTGGAGAATGCGATCAACCTTGAATGCGACCGTGGGTAGAAGTCCGTTCTTGAATGTGCCGTTGGCTGCGTCCTCCGCCGACATGACCGAGCCGAAGACATCAACGCCGTATCTGATTGCAGAGAGACCAATTCGACCATCCAGCGTGAACGCCGGGATGTGCAGCATGTTAGTACGCTCGATCTCTCTACGAGCACCCTTCTTTGTCGTATAGAAGTACTTCAGCCGACCGTTTTCATCACACTCCAGGTCGACCCTCGATGGAAGCAGGAAGTCCAACGCAGCCGGTCTGCCCGCAGCGCGGCGAATCTCCGCGTATGCGTTACCCCAAAGCAGCATCGATGCGACCATGGCCTGCCAGAACTGGAAGGCCGTCATGTCGTCGTTGGGGCTGTTGTGAACAACATCGTAGAGCGGGAACGACCGAGCATCGACTCTGCTTCCGTCCGCTTTCCGCTCGTACACTCCAAGCGGAAGACCGGCGACAGAAGTAGAGATCAAGCGAACACAAGCCCATACCGCAGACAGCTTCATTGCCTTGTCGACAGTGACTTTTTTTCCGCTAGACGACTCTCGCCCCAGGAACTGCGACCAGAACGCGCCATCTGTCAGGCGGATGGTCTTACCCCCCCAGCCGAACAATGAAGACCTGGGCGCAGACGTAGCACTGCTCAGGACTTTTCCGAGACTCTTACTCACTGGTCAGCCCCTTGCGAATAAACGCCGCTATGGCGAACGCCGACGCCGCACCGGAAATGAGCGCCCAGCCGAGCCCCAGCAGCACGAAGGTTCCGGCTACGAAAAGAGCCAGACCAAGGACGCCAAAGAAGAGGTAGAGGCCAGTAGCGATGTTCATGCGATGATCGGGTTCCGTATGGCGTTCATGAAGTCGTCGCCGTCATCAACGCCGGCAACCAGGGCGCGCCCCATAGCCATGATCAAGGCCACTGGACCATCGATCTTGCAGTTGGGGTCGTTGTCGTTTTCCTTGCGCGGGTAGATGTTTTCCTTGGCATCGATCTTTGCCGCCACGTTGCCCATCATCCAGGTCATGACTGGGTTTCCGTCATGCCAGAGTGTCCGCGCTATCACCCTCGCCTCCACCTCCTTCATCGGGTCGCTCATGTTCTTCACCGTCTGGTTGAAGTCCACGACCGGGATTGAGGTGTTCGAGAGGCGTGTAATCAGGTAGTTGGCCTGCCAGTCGTCGAAGGCGGAATCCTGCAGGTCGATCTGTTTTGCTAGGTCAAGGATGTCTGCCTCGATAAAGGCGTAGTCCGTCATGCTCCCTGGAGTCAGGACCAGGTGACCCTCAAGCGCGAAGTTCTGATACTTCTCGTTTTCCTCGGCGGCAGCCTCCGGAGCGTAGAAGCGGGGGGTGCAGTAGAACTGCCCCGCCTTCTCGAACAGCATCACTAAGGCGGCCACGTCTTTCTTGCTCGCCAAATCAAGCGCCATCCAGCAGCGACATCCGGCCATGTCCGCAATCGTGAAGTCGCGCTTCTGCCGCTGCCAGGCCAGCATGTTCATCCAGACCGTCCTAGCTCCCACCCACTGGTTCAGGTGCTTGGTGCGGAAGGCGTTCTGCTTCGACGCCGAACGCTTGGCCTGCTGGAGCTGGGCCAGGAGGAAGTCAGGGAATACCGACACTCCGTAATTCGGATTGGCCTTGATCAGGCTGGCCGGGTCATCCCACGGATCATCCCCGTCGATCGTGTAGATGATCCCGAAAATCGTCTCATCGATCGTCTGCCCCTCGAGAATGCGGATCACATCCCGTCGCTTCTCGTGGCAGGGTCCGCCGAGATTCGATCCCGCCGTCGTAATGATCGACAGCAATGGCTGTTCTCGTGCCCCCATGCCGGTCTGCATGGTGTCAACCAGGGCATCCGTGTCGTGTTCGTGGTACTCGTCCACCAGGGCCGCATGGGGACTCGCGCCGTCCCCTGGGTTGCCGATAACCGTCTCGAACTTCGACATATCCTCCATGACGAACATGGGGCCAGGGTTCTTCTGGTTGCCAGAAAGCTCGATACCGAATCGGTTACGCAGGTTCTCCAGCTTGTGCGCCATCATCCACGCTGGACGGAAAACCTCGAAGGCCTGCTTCTCGGTGGTGGCGCCGGAGTAGACCTCGGCTCCCGACTCGCCATCTGCGGCGAATAGGTAAATGCCTCGTGCGGCAAGACGGGCCGACTTCCCGTTCTTCCTGGGAATCTCTTCGTAGGCCTCGCGGAACCTGCGCTTGCCGGTGTCCTTCTTCACCCAGCCGAAGATGTTGGCCTCGATGAATACCTGCCAAGGCTCGAACACTAGCTTCGACTTCGAAGCGCTCCATTTGCCTTTGGTGTGAGGCATGAGCTGCATGAACTTTACGGCGCGATCTGCCTTGGCCTCGTCGAAAACGTACGGCCAATCGTCATCGCCCTGCCGTTCCAGGTCATTCAGGAAGCGCTGGCATGCCAACTTCACATACCGGCACGCGACGATACCCCCACTCACGACATCGCTAGCGTACTGTCGCGCAATGTCGCTGGGGGTCATCTCAGAAATCCTCGAACTCGTCCTTCTCCTTCGGCTTTTCCAGGCCGAACTTCTGGCGGTCGGATGGGGTTAGCCCAAGCCTCGCCAAGTTGCCAATCAGGTGGGTGTACTTGCCTACAGCGAACTCCGATGGATTCGACCTGTACTCAGCAAGCAGGTTGGCGGTGACCTCCAGGATGATTCGATCAGAGCCCGTCAAGACGCCCTTGATTGATTGGGAGCAAAGCTCAACCCAAGCAAGCCTTGCCGGCCCCTGGAGATGGATCGGCGCATCGCCAATTTCACCCTCACCTTGAGCGGACTCTTTCCGGTATCGCTGAGGGTTTTTCTTGTCGGCGCCTTTGAACTTGGCGACGACATCTGGCTGTTTGTGTCGTGCCATCTTGAAACCTAAATTCTGTGGAAATGGAAAGTGCTT